TCGCACTACGAACGGTTTCCTTAGCTTCCAGCACATGATGTCATTTTTGATGACATGTCAGTGTGGTGATGCTGCAAGTGTTACGCTGATCGACCTAGGCAATGGTACATATCAGCTTGACAATGGCATAGTGCAAGTAATAATCGACCCTACAACTAGCCTAACGTTCTCTGCTGATGCTGGTTCTGCATCTCTTAGTAACGACTCTACGCTTGTTATAACTGGTGGCACAGCGCTTACAACTTCAATCACGTCCACTCCTACAGGCGATACTCTTACAATTGACTTTGATGTAGCTGGTGCAACTGCTGGAGACTATCTACTATATAATGGTGTAGACGTAGAGTGGGGCCCTATTGCATTGTTAGACTCTACAATAGCTTTTGCTGCAGACTCTGGCATTACTAGCCCAATAGCTCTAGGCGACACACTAAAAGTTGTAGGTGGTGTAGGCATTAGCACATACGTAGGCAATGACACTGTCTTAATTGAATTAGTTGCTGAGCTGCAGAATCTTGCAGATGTACCTACTTACCCTATAGGCGGCACTAACTGGCTATTGATCTATAATAACCCTACAGACGGTGTGCAGTGGACACCTTATGTAGACAACATAAATGATGCCGACTCCGACCCTACAAATGAGTACAATTTCAGTGCAACATTAGTAGGTACACAATTGCAAATAGTTGACGGCGGTGGCACACTACTTGTTGAGCTTGCATCACTAGTAGGCACCGACGATCAAACAATTGATGTGTTCTCATTAGTAGGCACAACATTAAACTTGTCTCTTGAAAGCGACGGCCAAGCTACACGCACAGTAGACCTTTCTTCGCTAGTAGGCACTGATGACCAGATAATTGATGTTTACCAGCTTATAGGCACAACATTGTATCTGTCATTGGAGAATGATGGGCAATCTAGCCTATCTGTCGATTTATCGAGCCTGCTGGACGATAATCAGCGTGTCGATTCATTCCTCCTGCAAGGCAATAATCTCATTCTGGCTCTACAAGATGATGGACAGGCTCCACATATCGTGGACCTATCTTCATTGATAGGTGTGGGCACAGACAATCAAACTGTTGATTCGTTTTTATTGCAAGGCAACACACTTATTTTAGCACTAGAAGCAGATGGCGAAGCACCATATACAGTAGATTTGTCTTCGCTAGCAATTCCTGGCAGCGACAACCAAACTGTAGATTCATTTCTGCTCGATGGTTCTACATTAATACTTGCTTTAGAGTCTGATGGTGAGGCACCTTACACAGTTGACCTGTCTTCGCTTGTAGTACCAGGTAGCGATAATCAAACAGTGGACTCTTTATTGCTACAAGGTACTACATTGATTCTGGCTTTAGAATCAGATGGTGAAGCGCCTTATACTCTAGACTTGAGCTCATTGCAAGATGGCTTTGAGCCAAACACAGACGATCAACGAGTAGACTCATTCTTTCTGCAGGGCAACAACCTAATATTAGCAGTGGAAGCTGATGGCCAGCCACCTCATGTGGTTGACCTTGGCGTGTTGTCTGGTGTAGACACAGACAACCAAACTGTTGATTCTTTCCTGCTAGAGGGCAACAACCTAATACTTGCGTTAGAGGACGACAATGAAGCACCTTATGTAGTTGATTTGTCTACTTTAGCAGGTGTAGGTACAGACGATCAAACGGTAGATAGCTTGCTATTAGTAGGTACTACATTGATTCTGGCCTTGGAAGGCGACAATGAAGCTCCCTATACGCTTGACTTATCAAGCTTACAAGATGGTTTCGAGCCAAACACGGATAACCAGACTGTAGACACCTTTATATTGGATGGTACTAATCTGGTGTATGCCTTAGGTGGCGACGGTCAGCCTCCCCACGTCATAGACTTGTCGCCCCTAGGCGTACCTGCTAGCGACGATCAAACAGTAGATAGTTTGATTTTGTCGGGTACGACGCTTATCCTAGCGTTGGAGAATGACAAAGAGGCTCCCTACACGTTGGACTTGAGCCCGTTGCAAGACGGGTTTGAGCCCAACACAGACGATCAAACTGTAGACACTTTCAGCCTAACAGGCACTATAATAACGCTGGCTCTGGAAGGTGACAATGAGGCCCCATACACACTTGACTTAGCAGGCCTTAATCTGCCATCAACTGACGACCAAACAGTTGACACGTTTTCTATTAGCGGCCACACGCTCACGTTGGCATTGGAAGATGATAAAGAAGCGCCTTATACAGTTAACATACCTTGGCCAGACAGCTTGAGTGATTTGTTAAATGTAAGTGCAGCGTCTCCCACAACTGGGCAAGTTCTGCAATGGAATGGTACTGTGTGGGTGGCCGCTACTGTTACTACTGGTGGTGACGCTGACTCTGACCCTGGCAACGAAATTCAAACAATTAGCTACAATCCAGCAACTGACGAAATATCGCTAACGCTTGGTGGCGGCACAATAGACATTACAGAAGTAAACACAGACAACCAAACTGTAGACACGTTCTCGCTATCAGGCACAGTGCTAACACTGGCATTGGAACGCGATGGTGAAGCTCCTTACACAGTTGATCTTGCAAGCTTGCAGGACGGCATAGGCACAGACGATCAGACTTTGTCGCTAGTTACAAACACTCTTAGTATTGAAGATGGCAATAGTGTCGACTTGAGCTCATATCTTGACAATACAGATGCACAAACGTTATCATTCGATGGCACTAATTTGTCTATCACAGGAGGCAACTCTGTCGATCTTAGCACTGCAGGCACAGACGACCAGAACTTAAGCTGGACTCAGGCAACAGGTGCACTAGGCATAGAGAACGGCACAGGTGTTGTAATTTCGCAGATGACTTATGCAACTACAGGTGCAGCAGGTGTGCGAGGCTTAGTGCCTGACCCGCCGCAAATTACAGCTGGTGATACACTATTTCTATCAGTAACTGGCTGGCGTCATGTAGCAGAGATTGTGCCCGATATTTATCTGGACGACTGGTTTGCACAGCCTGACACAGGCCTTGCTATATTGATAGAGGACGACCATGAGATTTTGAGCATTAAAGGTGGTGTTGGTTCAGGCATTAGCACAGTGAATGGGCTGCTAAACGACATTCGTATAAACTTCTGGCCTAAGAACAGCGAAACTTATGATAATTCGTTTTCAGGCTTTAATACTACAAATTTACAGGCTGCACTTGACTCATTGTTCTTGGAAGCTCAAGGCGCAGGCGGCACAGACGATCAGACAGTAGACTCACTGCTATTGCAGGGTACTACTTTAATCCTTGCTTTAGAGAGCGACAATGAGGCACCCTACACAGTAGATTTATCGAGCCTACAGGATGGCACTGGTACGGATGACCAAACTCTATCGCTAGTAACTAATACATTAAGCATAGAGAGCGGCAACTCTGTTGATCTGTCGCCATACTTGGATAACACAGACGATCAGACTGTAGACAGCTTATTGCTTTCTGGCACTACACTCATACTAACTTTAGAGAACGACAAGGAAGCACCGTACACTGTTGATCTGGCAAGCCTGCAAGACGGCATAGGTACAGATGATCAGCAAGTTACTACTTTTAGCATAGCAGCTAACATATTAACATTAGAAATTGAGGACGACGGGCAGGCGCCTCATACTGTTGATCTATCGCCATATTTAGACAACACAGTTTTGAGTCAGGAGCAAGTTGAAGATTATGTAGGCGGCTTATTAGTTGCAGGCACCAATATTACACTCGATTATAATGATATAGCAAACACGCTGACTATAAATGCAACAGGGCTTGGTACTGATGACCAAACAGTAGACAGCTTGTTACTCCAGGGCACTACGCTCATACTCGCATTAGAGGGTGACAATGAAGCTCCTTATACTGTAGACCTTGCAAGTTTGCAGGATGGCACTGGTACGGACGATCAGCAGATTGCAAACTTCTCTATCGTAGCGAATGTGCTTTCGCTTGAAATCGAAAACGATGGCCAGCCTGCACAAAGTGTAGACTTGAGCCCTTATCTCGATAACACTGATGCTCAGACATTGAGCTTAGTTACTAATACACTTAGCATTAGCGGAGGTAATAACGTAAGCTTGGCTCCATATCTTGATAACACAGATGACCAGACAGTAGATGTGTTTCAGCTAGTAGGTACTACGCTTGAGTTATCGTTAGAGAGTGATGGGCAGGCTACTTATACTGTAAACCTTAGTTCATTGCAAGACGGAACTGGTACAGACGACCAGACTCTATCTCAAAATACAGCTACAGCGGAATTGACAATAGAGTCAGGCAACACAGTCGATTTGTCAGAGCTGATACAGGATGAAGTCAACAGATTCTTCGTAGCGGGCACAAATATAACATTCGACTATAATGACGCAGGCAATACTTTTACAATAAACGCCACAAGTAGCAACGAAACTTGGACGATAGATGCCGATCTTGGCGACACAGAAGGCATAAGTACACAGACAGTGCTCTTTGCAGGAAATGGTATAGTCACAACTACTTATACAGCTAGCACAAATGTGCTAAGCATTAATGGCACAGAGATTGACGGCGATGTAGCTAACGAAGGCTTATTGAGTGTAGCTGCAGGTACAGCAAGCACAAGCATAATTCAGAGTAACACAGCCGGCTCAAACGATATAACTTTACAAGCTGGCACTAATGTTACTATTGCAGAGGCTGGTAATACTATAACTATAAGTGCTTCTGGTGGTGGCGGTTCTTCAAATCTCTGGAGCCCTGCAGATAGAGACACGTTTACACAGACTGCTCATGGTTTTATAACGGATAGCATTCCGATTCCTGTCTATAATGACGGGGACGGAGCTGGGCCTGTATGGGTTAAAGCGAGCAATTCCGCAATAGCAAGTTTACACGATGCTTTCATTGTTCAGATCATTGATGTTAATACGGTCGTAGTGCAATACTCTGGCTTCTTAGAAGTTACTGGCCACGGCTTTACAAGCCAGCAAGACTACTTCTTAGGAGCCAGTGGTGAGCGCAAGCCTGCGTCGCAAGTAGGGCCAACTGAAATCAACGACTGGTTGTTTCATGCAATTGACAATAACAATCTATTGCTGAAAGACACAAGACCCTACATACCGCAGGCTGGCGCTGGCACTCAAATAACATCTGTACTCGACTCTTTGCTTTACATACAAGATAATCTCGATAATAGCAAGCAAGTGCAATTCCAGGTGTCTGGAGTTACTACTGCCACTATTCGCACTTTAACAATACCCGACGCGAACGGCACAATTGCTCTTACATCTGATTTGTCTGTATATTTACAGAACGTTGTAGAGGACTTAACACCAGAACTAGGCGGCACACTGGATGCGCTAGGGCAAGACATTACAAACCTAGGCGATATTACATTTCAGACTGGTGTTAATGGTGGTACTATGCGCACAGGCACAAGCGCTGCTGATAAGTTTGTGCTACAGGCTTACGACGTTGATGGCGCAGCCTATGTTACATTAATGGAAGCAGATGCTGGCAATGATCCGTACATGCAGATTTTTGTAGACTACTTTAGGTTTCAAGATGCTGCTGACGCAACTAAAATTGCAAAGCTAGATGTTTCTGGCATCACAACAGGCACGACTCGCACATTCTCATTTCCGGATGCGAATGGTACGTTTGCACTAGTTGCAGACATAGTAGATGCTTCAATATCTAACGAAGGCTCGTTGACTGTAACAGCAGGCACAGCTACAACATCAATTATAAGCTCTAATACTACAGGCAGCACTGATGTTACAATATCGGTAGACGGCACAATTACTATAAGCGAGTCTGGCAATATAATAACATTAGACATTGGCAGCGGCTCAATAGGTGCCACTGAGCTTGCTAGTACAGCAGTTACTCCAGGCAGCTACACAAACACAAACATAACTGTAGATGCAGATGGTCGTATTACTGCTGCATCTAACGGTAGCGCAGGCGGAAGCTTAACTCAAGAGGAAGTAGAGGACTTTGCTTTTGACGTAACACGCTTCGGCAGTGGCACACGTGCAGGTATTACTATAACATACGATGACGCTAACAACAGAGTTGATGTAACTGTTAGCAATGCTGCTCGTATGGTGTCTGGAGCTGCAGATGAGCTCAACGGCGATGTGTTAGATATAGACTGGAATCCGACTAACTACACACCCGCAACTACGCCTTCTGAAGTTACTAGTGTAGATGAGCTTGTGGCACATCTTTATGGCATAGATGTTATGCTTGGTTTACTTGAACCAGACGCAGTAGCTAATCAGTCCAGCGGCACAGTAAACTTCAATAGCGAGGTTGCAAAAGCTGTAGAGATTGACATGACTGGCTTATCAAGCATTACAATGACATTAAGCAACCCAGTAGACGGCGGCGCTTATGTGTTCATATTCTTAAATGCAGACAATAGTGACACAGTCACATGGCCTGCAGGTGTTGTATACGAAACAGGAGCCGCGCCAGGCACAGGCATACTATCAGACGGTAGGCGCATGGTGCAACTACTGTTTGCAGGTGGCACTACTTATTACATACCTGGCGGCTACTAAAATATAGTTAAGCAATGCGTATAGCTCAAAAGCTCATAGTACTATTGTATGTTTGCAGTTTCAGTAGTTCTCTGGCCGTCGAATGTGGCGGTCAGAGCTACTATACTCTGTTTCGTACTGATCCGCCTGCAGGTGGTGGTACACCTATGAACAAAATTGATTATGTCGATGCCAGCAATGAAGATCACGAAGAACCAACTGATGGCATAAGGGCTAGCCCATCTGGAGACATAAGTTCTTCCGACTTGGAGCTAGGCAATGATGGCAGCATAGCTCAAAATGTGGGTATGTTCTTTGACAGCTTGAACATACCCGCCGGTGCAACAATAGATTCTGCTTTTATTCAGTTTGAAGTTGACAATACAAGCATAAACGATCCTTTGAGTGTTATCATAAGATGCCAAGAAGGCAGTACGCCTGCTGTTTTTGTTCAGGTTGACAATAACATTCTCAACAGAGACAAGACTGAAACTGGTGTAACATGGACATTGACAGGCGGCACATGGTCGCCAGCTGGCAACCAAGGCCCTGACCAACGTACACCTAATTTTGCAGCAGCTTTGCAAGAAACTATTGATAACCCTAGCTATGTGCAGGGTGACCCTATCGTTGTTTTCATTATGAACAATGGTGGCGGTGAGCGAGAAGCGGAAAGCTGGGACGGTACAGGCACTTTTACAGGAGCTCCATATATTCACGTTTACTGGACAGAATAAAACAACAATGAAGCAGAAATTATTTGCAATCTTAGTATTTACTTTATTTGCGAGCATGGCATTTGCTCAGCAAGACCGCGCAATACGCGACACAGGCGGTGCAACGACAGAGCACGACACTTCTGCAACATTTCATGTGCGCCTTACTTTCGGTGATGAGTATAGTCTGTCACTGGCTACTCTGGACACCGCAGACATCATATCAATCTATGGAGGCGCACAGACTGGCAACCCTTCCACAATAACTTTGCCTGAATTAGGCAGTACAGGTAAATACGATGGTAAGTGGATTCACATTCGAGGCTCAGCAAGCGGCGAAGCAGGTGCAGCACCTTTCGTAATAACACACGAAACTACACCGACAGACATACTTGTGTTGCATCAGCAAACAGGCTCTAAAAAAGGCAATGACACGATCTATTCTACATACGGCGACAACTATCGTTACTATATAAGCAATGATCGCTACTATCGTTATGCTCAAGCGCCTGTAGTATGGCAAAAGACAAACGTAACTAACCTTACAAAAGCAGATGGACAAGTAGGCGATATTGCAATTAATGCAGCTAAAGACACAATTGCATTCTTTGCAGCCTACTATCCGTGGGTTATACTTGTACCAGTAGGCGGTGCAGCTGCACCTAGTACTAGTTTCGGCATAATGTATGGCAGCGACACTGGTGACTCATTTGTAACTACTGGCTGGACTAAGATAACTGGTGGCGCTATATCCGGCGCAACTTTAGGTGACTGGACGTTTAATGGCACACTTGATAGACTTGAGTACTCTGGCGTAAATGGTGTATACTACAAAGTAGACTTTCATATAGCAGGTTTTGTAGCTAACTCCAATCTAGTAACAATAACTGTAAACAAAAATACTACAGCTACTAGAGCTATTAGCAAAGTAGACATGCTAAATACAGGCACACGCCACCAAATGAGTGGCTCTGACATACTCTCATTTAATAATGGTGACTATCTTGAAATTGGTGGCCAAGTTAACGCAGTAAACACAACTTTCGACACTTCTACTTTACAATTGGTTGTTTCAAAAGTTGTAGGGCAATAACTAACAAACTTATCCCATGAATGACTATCTGGTACGTACTAGCTCATGTTACATTGAGCGTTACAACGATACTTATGCTCGTAGTCGCAAGAAACAGTATAATAAGTTATGCGAATAGAACAACTGTACGCACTATAAGTGCTATATTTGAAGTAATGATGCGGCTGTTAAACGAAACAACTTCGCATCGAGTTTTACTAATCGCGCTGCACAATGGTGGCAAAGTACTCACACTGAAGAGTAAGAAGTCTATAACTATAATTGAGGAAGTGCACGACAGCAGTGTGAAACCTATAAAGCAAGACTTTCAAGATTATGATGTTGGCAGCGATGTTATAAGAGTTCTGGACACTTTAATGCGCGACAAACAGCTGATAAAAAACACTAATGAATTACAAGTAGGTCTGTTTCAAGATATGCAATATATAGATCAAGCGGAGTCTTTCGCTCTATTTGACATAGGCTATGCGAAAGGCTTGTATTTTTATATGCTAGTAAGTGCGCATGACACAGACCAATATTATGCGCCTGAGCAATATCGCAAATTGCATATAGGGCAGCAGAAGATAAAGAAGCTTATTTATAGTAATTCATTTTTTACAATCTAAATACCTTCGATTATGTCACTAGCACTTAAGCTCAAAAGAGCTAAGTATGCCCGCAAACTTGCTACACTACAAAAGCAGTATGCAAGGCAGCTTGAGGAAGGTTGGGATATTGTTTTGCCTCCACCAATCGACGCTATTGTGCCAGACGAATATCAGGCACAAGTCGGCAACTGGGCATATCAGTATTGCCAAATTCCGTTCATCGAAACTGCGTTGAAAAACGGCCACAAATTCCAACGTAAAGTCTACATCTGTACTGCTGACACAGGTGCATTGAGCAGAAACAAGTATCTGAGCCCTTACATCAATGCCGATCTGGCACATGACCATACAGGCTCAGGAGAGCTTTACGACGAGCATGGGCATTTCAGTCACTGCAAAGGCATCAACCTTGCAAAGAAAGACGGTGCTAATCTCGGCCTGCTGCATCATCCGCTTATTCCTATTGACTACTTTGTAGGCTTTGGGCGTAAAGTGCTAAGCAAATACGGCTCAGGCTCTTACAACTGGATTGAGCAATTCGGCGATAAGCTTATCGACGACATTCGCAAGAAGGTAATTCCGGAAGATGCTGCTGTTATTGTAAACATGTCGTTTGGCGGTGGCGGCACACATGCAGGTGTAGAGCGCGTAATGAATGAGCTGCGTAGCATGGGTGTGTTTTTGCATGCATCTTCGGGTAATGCAAATGGCCCAGTAGGCTTTCCTGCAAAGCTAACATCAGTGTTTGCTATCGGCGCACACGACCAGGATGAAAAGCGCGCGTCATTCTCTAACTTTGGCCCTGAGCTATTCGCTTCAGGCGCTGGTGTAGGCATCACATCTACCGGTGATGGTGAGGACGAGCTGCTGACATGGAGCGGCACTTCAATGGCGGGCCCAACTTATGGCGCGAACATGGCGTTGCTGCTTAGCTTGGCGCCGGACATTCGCAATATGGACGATCTGGAAGCATTTCTTGCCGACGGCAATCTTAAAGATGTAGGCGATCCTGGCCGCGACAGCTACTTTGGCCATGGTATTGCTCGGCTCGACTATCTTGTAGACGAGCCTATAGGTGGTGACCCACCGCCGCCTCCACCGCCACCGGAGCCCGAGCCGCCTAAATATGACTATCCAACGCCGCGCGTAACCCGCCTTGAGCTAAAGGGCGACTTCCGCATGTGGTGGAGGACTATGGGTGGCGAAACTACCGGCCAAGGCACAGCAACTACGATGCTTGAGAGCGAGCTGAGCTCTAATGAGATGCTACCGATTCATGGTTACACGAACACAGTTACTCTTGAGGACTTGGTGCTTGCGCTGGAAACAAAGTCATTCGCAGCACCTGCCGCTGAACTGCATGAAAAGCTTACTAAAGAGTTCTTTGCAAATGGCAAGCGTGGTGTAATAATGCCACAGCCTGCTGATGCTCAGGATGCAGCAGAATGGGGTTTGTTTTTCCTTAAGCTCCTGGCTAACAAAGAGGGTGGCGAGATCGTAGCCTGCGCCGCTCGTGCTACATTCGACGGTGTAGTTACTGAGGTTACGAACAGAGTGTGATTATTTCACCTAAACATACTGCAATGACGCGTACATTTATTACCAGAGCTGCAATGCTGCTATTCGCTTTACTTACAGCTCTGCTGTGTTCTGCTCAAGGCGAGGCGCCTGAGCTGCCGACTATTCCAGATAACCCTAATGTAGGCGACCTGTTGGGCCTATATGAAGTGCTTTACGGAGCGCTCGTGGTGATCTGGGGCTACGTTGCAAAAGCCCTTGGTTGGAAAACGGAGAAAATACCATTCGTATTTGTGGTTGTGGCGGGCGCGCTAGTTGTTGGCGGCGTATTTCTGCTGCTCGACCTCAGCGATGCTATCACACTCGTGATTTCTTTCCTGCTTTCACTGGGCATTTTCGATGCGATTTTTAAGCCTGTAGAGAAGCTTTTAAAGCAGGCGACGAGCTAATTGTATGGGATTATGGAGTTTTGAGAGGGTCGCCTTTAGGGGTGACCCTATCTCTATCTTCTAGGCTCGAGCCTGGTTAATCTGGGCTCGAGCCTAGTCGTTTTATTTAATATCCTTTATAGAATAGATAGGATATAGGCGCCGAATGACCAGGCTCGAACCTAGGCCTCATCGGGTTGCTCCGGAAGTAGCTCAGATTCCTCTGTGCTTTTCTTGTAGACCACACGAGTCGTGCGATATGTTTCAGTCTGCAGAGCATTGGGCTTCTCTGAGCCTATAATTTCACGAGCTTTTGCAAGAAGCTGCACGTCTGTGGGTTTCGCAGGCTGTTCAAGGATAAAGCTGACAGGCAGCATTTGCTTGCTTACAGGCAGACCTGGCGAGCTCGGCTGATCTACGAGAAGATTTACCCAGCAGTGCCACTGATTAATGAGTGTAAGTGATGCGTCTCTTTCGAGAACTGCTTTAAGTTCATCTGACATATTTTTAAAATTTAAAGGTTAATAACCGTCCTCTTTAGCCTCAAGTATGCATTGCGCCTTGCTGCTAACTAGCCTTACTGAGCAGAAAGGCATAAAAAATATTACTAAGCGCAGCAGATCGTTGCGCTCTGTCACAAATGCAAAGCCGAATAATGTGTAATACATGTGGCTATTACTCATAGGACTCAAATTTTATGCTTGCTGCAACTATCATGCCATCGTCTGCAATAGTTATCTGTGCGTAAGGCAGGCCTGCAACTTCAACTACTAGTTCTTGTATATCAATACCTAGTGCTTGCAGTTGATTTACATTATGGCCATACAAAGGTATTTGCATTGTTATGGTAGATTCTAAAGCAGGATCGCCTTGCGAAGCATACACTTTAGACTTCAAGTATAGCACAATAGACATAATGTCGCTGTGTATAATATGCCTAGGCTTTTGATGCTGCTCTACAACAACATTAATTGTGCATGCTTCATTAAAATCTACACCAGCAAAATCAATGTAGGGCACAATTAAAAGCGTGTCTAAAATTTCGCTCTCAAAAATAAACTTGCCGACTTTGTATTGCCAGCATACAGGCTTTTTAAAAGCGGCTATGAGCTTATCAATTTCTGGTGTAAATGACATTTGCCTGATAATTAATGCTTAATGATGTAAATGCGAAAGGCGATTTGCTGCCATGCCGGATAGGCCTATCTAATATAGGCAGTCGGGTCGCCAGCATGGCTCTGGCTCATGTCCGCACAATGGGCACATATTTTTGCATTTCGTGTAGTAGCTTGAGCGTTTCTTTATAAGCGAAAACTTTTGCATCAGTATCTGTGCAGCATTCTGCAATCTTGAGACTATAAGCAAGATTGTAACATGTAGATAGAAGCTTGTGTTCATTGCTACCAGGTTTAAATGTTAACCAATCAAGTTCTTTTGCCGACATATTTGTTGGGTTGATAGTCTATAGAAGCTTCAGTGAGCACTACAAAGCGCTCATTGCCTGGGCGGAACCAGCTTATGTAACCCTTCTGCATCCAATAGCCTATAGTGGTACGGCATACAGTTGGGTGATACCGCTCAATGTATTCGTCAATTGTTATGAAGTCCTGCTTTTCATCGAGTATGTCGCTTTTTAGCCACTCCCCCGGTTTACGTTGATTACTCATAGAATGCTTTTGCTTAAATCTTCGTATGTAATGTGTTCAAAGAATTGCGCCGAATCATATATTAGTAAATGCTCACCTTCTGCGATTGGCATTATACGTATATGCGCTATGCTTATGTGTTCTGTTGAAAAAGCTAAATGCCAAGTGCTCGCAGGCATAGAGTTCATGCGCATAAATAGCAATGGCACTTTACCTACAGCCTTAGCGTCGCCTTTAGCTTGTTTGAATTTTGTAAAAAATACAGAGTTAGCTCTTAGCTGCTCGCTTATAGCATAAGCTTTATAGAATTTAGCTTCTACTACAAAATGCCTGTAGTCTGGATTAGTGCTAATAACATCGCCGACTATTTCGCTGCGGTTACGCCATCTTAAACCACCAGACCTAGGCACGCGGACCCACTCGGCGCCAGACCAAGCTGTCAATGCATGTGCAAGTGCACGCTCATTGCCTGCGCCTTTCACATTTACATTAATACCCTTGCGTGACAAGAGCTCGCCGAATAGATCGTCGTGTAGGCTCATGCCTCTTGCAGTTCCTGCAGTAAGTCAGGCTCGCCTTTCTCGGTAGGATACTGCAGCCAATGTAGCACGTCACGTATGCCTTCTTCGTAAGACATGCCATTGAACTTAGTGCCTGCATTGTTTATGATGCGCTCTGCTTCTGCTTCCAGAGTTTGTACATCGTTTAAGTTACGCACTATAACGAAAGGTAACTTGTCCATAATAAGCTTTTTGGTGAATAATGTCGTGCTATTTAAAATCAATAATCAAAATTAATTAAAATTGCATTAGAAATCAAATTTGTCGAAATTTATTTTACTTTTTCTCCTTATATATATTATCTTTGAATCAAAATAGAAAATTATGAAATTAAGCTTTCAGGAAGATGTGTTAAAATATGTAATGCAAGAGCGCTTAGGGCACTACATAGGCTACTTAGAGAAAGACGCGTTCGACTTACATGAGCACAGAATAATCTTGGATTTAGTAAAAGGCTACTATGCTCGCTATAAAGTAATGCCCACTAAGCATTCAATTGTGCACTTCTTTAATGAAAGCGCAGAAGCTATGGGCTTATCAGAAGAATTGGCAAGCATACTGTTAGAAACTGTGTTGAGCCTTTACACTGATAAACTAGAAGCAGACGCGCCTTATGTTGAAGATAAGCTGATAGAGTTCTGCAAAACACAAGGCGCTAGACGTATCTTTGAGGAATTTAGTGCAGAGCTCGCAGAAAACACATACGTTAGCGATGCAGACATAGCAAAGATGTATCGTAAGATGGCGACTCTTGTTAACTTAGGGCAGCACACAGAGCAATCAGTGCAAGGGCATTGGTTGATAAAAGAAACTTACACAAAGCTAGCTCAAGAAGGCCATCCAACATATTTGCAAGCTCTTAATAATATGACAGCTGCGGGTGGCTTTCACACACCACAACTGATTATTTGGATGTCTGAACCAAAGGGTTTTAAGACAGGCTTAACTATTTCAGTCGCTGTGCAATATGTGCGAATGGGCTATAATGTGTTCTATGCAGACACAGAGAACTTTGTAGATGATATTATTGAGCGTGCTGAGCAGGCTATGACTGAAATGACTGTTACAGAACTGCGTGATAATATGAAGTACTTGCGCAACTTAAAGCTGCAATACAGGCATACGCAAGGTGAAATGCGTGCAGAGTTTTTTATGCCTAAAAAAGCTACACTAGTAGATGTAGACATAAAACTTCAGCAGCTCAAGGAAGAACACAACTGGGTACCAGATATTATAGTGTACGACTATTTGGATAATTTCGAGCCTGCTGGCAAAGATTTGCAGAAAAGATTAGCTATTCAGGACGTATACTTTCATGCGATTAGGCTCAACGTGAAGTACGGCACGTTCGCATTCTCGCCCTCACAGGTCGGACGACAGGCGGTGAATAAGGCAGTTATAAAGATGACAGACTTTGCAGAGGATTTCGGCAAAGCAGCTAATGCACATGCAGCATTTGCATTATGTAGAACAGACGAAGAGCGCAAAGCAGGTGTAGCACGAGTAGTTGCAGTAATGCAACGTAAAGGCAAAAATGCTCAGAAGGCTATACCTTGCTTTATAGAAGTAGACGAAGATCGCATGCTTATACACGAGATAACTATGGAGCAGTGGGAAGAGCGAGTCAAGATTGCAATGCAAGAGCGCGATGACGACGACAGCGATTTTGACACAGATGTAACTGATGTTTGATTATTCAGAAAAAAGTGTTATCTTTGTGATACCACCGTGTTGGAAGCATGTGTGAACTTTTTTGAATGAAGCATTGGTCGTCGTGCTCGGGTAGTTTTACCCGGGCACGCCAGCTGTAACATTTGATGCGAATTTATATTTGACCTTTTATAGAAATTTCATATCTTTATCTTTCATTCAAAAAATGATAGATTATGCTTCCAATTCAAGTAAGACACAGCTCTGTGTCTGACTTTTCCAAAGTGCTTTACTCAGAGATATATGATTTAGCTCAGCTGAATGTACGCAGAACAGGCGATCCAGCTGCATGCTTTTGCTATGCAAAAGACGAGCATTTCGCAGACGTACTTCATAAGTCTACTAAAACTGTTAAGCGTGGCATCAAAGAGCTAAAGGATGCAAGCTTTGTGCGTGCAATATCTACACCTATAATGGGTGGCGGCACTGCAAGACGTTTATACGTTGCTAATGCAATACTTTCAGATGCAGAAGTTGAGCGCATCAAGATGGATTTAAAGCTTCGCGGCAGGTATCTTAACCCTAAATTCCACGGAAGGGTCACCAGTGTCCCTTCGGACGGAAGGGTCACCGATGTCCCTTCGTATATAGAAAGAAACCCATATATACTAAAAGGAAAACCTCTAAGCGAAGCCGCAGAGCGGGCTCCGCTCACAAAGCATGCATTCAAAAAAACGCTAGAAGCAAATCCAGAGCTGCTTGCTATAATCTTTGAGTCTTTAAATGCATCTAACATCTATGCATTGACTCTATCTATCAATAAGTTTTTCCTATCTGTTAACAGTGAGCGCACTCTATCTGAGTGGTTGGTCAAACTAAATGGCTGGTTAGTGCAAGAATGCAGAGACTTAACATCTGATTTGAAGATAAGCGCACTAGATCGAATTGCAATAGCACGCCTAATTCTTTCCAATACTATATTGTAATTATTTCAACAACATTAATGTAGAAAATTTCACTTTTTAATCAAATATCTATATCTTTGATTAAAATATTGAATCTATGGAAAAATATAGCAAAGAGGAAATAGCAGATAAGATAAGAAAGTTGCGAGATACTGCAGCTTCTTACATGAAGGAAGATAATATTGCAACTGCTGAATCATTTATGCGAGCTGCAGAAAAGCTTATGAGCAAATACAGCATCACAGCAGAAGAAGTGAGAACTGCAGATGCGCTTGAAGCTATAAGAGAGTTTGAAGCAAACGTAAAGAGGCATAAAGGTGGCAAGTATTGGACAATATCCCTTGCAGGAGCTATTGCTCGATATAATTCGTGCAAAGCAGTGCGAATGGACTACAAAGCAGAGCAGTTTTTATTTGTGGGTGAGCCACACATGAGTGAGACAGCGGCATTTATGTTTGAAGCTGCATGCATCATATTTACAAATGCTGCGAAAAAAGCATACAAAGCACATCATGCAGAAGCTAAGCTTTTAGCATCTATGGATGGCTTTAAAAAGCTCACACCTAAACAACTCTTTGACAAAGGCTACTTGCAATCAGACAGCAAGTTCATTCATGGGTTTCTTACGTCTGCTGCATCAGCTTTTTACGATAAAGTTGAGGAGCTCTTAGAAGCACGTAATTTAGTGCCTAGTACACGCGAGCTCGTTGTTGCAACAGAAGCGCTAATAAACGATTATCTTAATGCTAAGCATAGCGTAACGACTAAGAGAGTTAAAACGCGCTCGTCTAGCGGTGTAGGCGACGAACTTGGTGCTGAGTTCGGAAGTAATTATGCGCCTAAGCACGGAGTTAGTGCTGCAGGTTCTAACAATACAAAATATCTGAAATGAGTAAAACAATTAAATTGCAAGAGTTTTTAGTGCTCGCGCGCTTGGTAACACAACTACCTATATCGCCAAGCAGGACTCTATTTATCGACCAGGACAGAGTTGAGCGATGCATAATGCTCAGTGTGCCTGAGAAGCACAATGTGCTTGTAGGGCTGATACGTTTACGTAATCCTGGTGAGCATTATACTATCAAGAGTGTTGCAACAATTGTGCTAAGAGAGCATGAGCACTTGATTCCAGACACAGTTGCTGATCTTGCAGACTTGCATGACTACTTTGAGTCCATCTACACAGGCGCGCTCTATTGTAGAGATTATTACACAGAGTGGTGATTTTGTTGCAGATATGTTTGACTATTAAATCAATTTTTCTTATCTTTGATTTAATAATTAAATAGATGAATCATGAATCCGAGTAAACTGCAACAGAACGTTATCGACGCTATACAGAATACGGACCACAATATCGTGGTTGACGCTAAGGCTGGTAGCGGCAAGACTACGCTTCTTCGCATGATTGCAAATGCGATACCTGCAACTGACTCCATACTTATACTTGCCTTTAACAAGTCAATAGCAACAGAGCTTAAGCAGAAAGACGATCTTAAAGGCTACAATATCGACATTCGCACTTGCCATTCTCATGGCATGCGTACGATACTTGAAGTGTGGGGTAAAGGTGTAAAGGTAGACTCTGCAAAAATGAAGAAGCACTACAAGGTGCTTAATGAGCAGTGGGACATACCTGCAGAAGAGAAAGACAGGCGTAAAAGCATACTCGAAGCTGCAAATCTTGCGCGGCTAAATCTTAAGAGCGATGTACAAGGCATTCGCGATATGTGCTTTCGCTATGACATACCATTACTACTTGCAGACACTGGCAAAGTGCTAGATTTGTGCAAGGCTGTACAAGACGACAACACTTGTATAGACTTCACAGATATGGTGTTTCATCCAGCCCTTCGCAAATCAATGCAACCTCGTAAATACAAGTGGGTTTTGATAGACGAATGTCAAGACCTTAACGTCCTCCAGCAAAAGCTTATGATGAAGTCTTTGTTACCTGGAGGACGTTTTGTTGCTGTAGGCGATCCATCACAGGCAATATATGGTTTCGCTGGAGCAGACGTTGATTCGTTTAATCGGTTAAAAGCTCATCCGAACACTGTGGTAATGCCGCTTAACGAGTGTTTCAGATGTGGGCACGAGATCATAAAACTCGCACAGCAATACGAACCAAACATAATTGCGTTCCATAAGAATGGTAAAGGTGAAATCCAGCTTGAGGCAAGTTATGCAGACCCAGTACAGGGCGACATGGTTCTTTGCAGAAATACACTACCGCTTGTTAAATTGTGCTACTCTTACATAGGTAATGGCAAGAAAGCTTACATAAAGGGCAGAGACATAGGCAAGTCTTTGATAGCACTTACAAATCGTTGGAAAACTAATGATCTTAAAGTGTTGTCTGCAAAGCTTGAAGAGTACCTATCCGATACGTATAAGCAATTGCAAAAAGCTAATCCACATCTTGAGCCTGAAGACATCTACGAACTTGGACTATATGTAAAGGTTAAAGAGCAAGTTAACATCATAAATTTGCTAATAGCTCGTAATGGCGATGTAGTGGATTGTGAGACTCTGCGTGCAAAGCTTGAGGCAATATTTAAGGATGACGGTGAGGGCATTTGCTTATCTACTATACATAAGGCTAAAGGGCTTGAGGCAGACAATGTGTATGTGCTTGAGCGGCAGCTGATGCCTTCACCTTACGCAAAGCGCGACTGGCAAAAAGAACAAGAGAACAATCTTATCTATGTGTGCTACACAAGAGCTAAAGAGCGTCTGGCATTTATTTCCGACTGGACAACAAAAGACTCATGATAGCTAAAGAAAATCTGCTTGCTTATTTTGAACAATTCGATATAAAGCAGTCAACTAATGACTGGTGGCGTTTCAATAATCCACTTGAGTACTCAACTCACGACGACATATCTATGGCTGTTAATTTTGAGTACATGTGGGTTAAGGACTTCAGAGGTTGGTCGGGTCATGTATTTGCGTTTATAGCAGAATACGAAGGCATAGAGTTCTGGCAAGCGCGCAAGTTAATCGAAGAGCTTGACTACACACCAAGCAAACGTTTACGTAAGAAGCTAGGTGTTAAGCAGAAGTTTACAAGCAAGCACTTGGAATTGCCGGAAGGCTTTAAGCTAATCACAGAGCCCACAGGTGCTCTTGGTGTAAGAGCACAAGCATACTTAAAATCAAGGCACATAAGTCTTACTGAAGCAGAGCAATTGCACATAGGTTATTGCAGTACAGGTAGATACGCTGGCTATATAATTATACCATTTATACGCAAGGGCGAGCTAGTGTACTACAATGCAAGAGCTTTTACAAATGCAAAGCCTAAGTATTTGAATCCACGTGTAGATGATTATGGCATAAAGAAAGCTGAGTTGTTTTACAATGAGGATGCTTTACAGATACATGATACAGTATTTATATGCGAAGGTGCGATTGATGCTATAACTGTTGGCAGCATGGGTTGCGCAACAATGGGTTGGGCATTGTCTAATGTGCAAAGATCGAAACTCATGAGGGCTAAAGCATCTACATTTGTTATATGCGCAGACAGAGGCTTTTATCAAAGAGCTATTGCTACATTTGCACCGTTCATAGGCATAAAGTCTGTGCGTGTAATTGACCCAAGCTTAATGCAGGGCAAAGATGTTAATGACTGGGGTAATGATGCAGTGCATGAGCTGGCAGAAATGGCTACAAAGCTAGATCATAAAACTATACTTAAGCATATATGAATTATCCACGTAATCCAGATGGCAGCTATTACACTAGTGGTTTCTATTATGTTGGTGCGACTGCTATTATAATTGTTGTAGTTTTTTGCTATAGTATATTAATATGGCATGCTAAGAGCACTGCAATACATAACCCTACCGAGCTAGAGCTGCTTGAGCAGCGTATAGAAATGCTCGAGACAAAACTGCAAGCGCATGAGAAAACTATGGGACATTAAGCAAGAGTCTTTTTACGAATGGCTCGACAATAAATATCCATATTTTTATGTAGTGGCTGTGGGCATTGGTGGAGTTGCAATCACACTAACTGCTATAGGCATAGCAATAGGTTTGTGGATATTAGATATGGCAACTATATTCTACTCATTGCTACCTACAGTATTATGGCTAGCAGCTATATGCTTTATAGTGGCAAAACTCAAAATACATTACAAATGCACAGAAAACCCTCGCTGCATGTAACTTTGGCAGATTTGCAAGATGCTCTGCGGGCTATGGGCCATGAGCTGTCAGACTATGAATTGAGTGAGCTGGCGTTTAGACTACGTGGCAATATTTTACAGAATAGGCAAGTTATTGTAACTAATAATGCTCGCACTGCGCATGCTGTTCAGCGCAAGCAAGTGTATTTACAAGAGCATGCAAAGATAGCTGCAGCATGCTATGCAAATTTCTCATTGAAAGAGTTTGGGCGAAATGCATTTTACGGTCATAATGATAAGATGTGGGCACACATAGAAGTATTGTCAAGATTGGTAGAGCAGTTTGCAGAGCACTTTGAGATAGATGTATATGAAACTGCATGTAATATATTTCTAGCTACTGCATTAGCCACAATGGAGCGTAGGTTCAAGCTGCCTAAGATAAATGCATACTCTGAGTCTATATGGGAGCACTATGAAGCTCAGCTAGTAGTAAGCACTGATGTTGCTCCTGAGCTTACTGAGAAATTTATGCTTGCTTACGCAAAGCGTCTGCGTAATTTTGCTAATGTAGATTTGAAGTATCTTGCAGATGCTAAGTACAAGATGCATCTTGTATATGGTAGGCTAGAAGCAGACGGATTCAATGCTAATTATACTGATTGGATAAAAGCTCAAGAGGAAGGCCTTGCTTTCGCAGACACATTTCCGGATGTGTATCAGATGTATGGCAATAATGCTCGTAAGCGATACATAGACTACTGTAAAAAGCATAGCCGTTCTTTCAATGGCAAAGCAACTGCAATTTCTAACGACTACATAAGTAGGCTAAAAAAGCTGCGCGATGGTAATTAACGTACATAATACTTACTCTTACATTGTGCAAGGTGGCGAGCACACAGAGTACGATCTTATAGAGGAGCTACGCATTTATAGCAGAGTAAAGAATCCTGGTGCGCGCTTTGCAACATACCACAATGATGGGTATAAATATTTTTGCACACCTAAAGGTAGGTTTCTTACAGGCTTTTTGCCAACTGTTATAAAGTTTTTTAGAAACGAGTTGGGCATAGACAAGATTGATATAGTAGACGAGAGGCGCAATGTAACTATGCCTACAGGTATTGTAATTGACAAATTCCAGGGCTATAGTTTGTACGATCATCAAAGACGCGCAATTGAGAAGTCTGCGCGCACATTGGAAGGAGTTACGTGGCATAGAGGCATAATAGATTTTGCTGTAAACGCAGGTAAAACAGCTGTAATTGCAGCACTCGCTAAAGCATATACAGGCAATACTTTATTGCTAATACATAAGCAAGACTTGCTTAAACAATACATAGACGACTTCAAAGACATGTTCGATATAGGCTTAGTGCATGGCAAGCATGAAGAGTTCACTGATTTCACAATTGCTATGTACAAGACTCTTTATATACGAGCTCGCAACAATCCTAAGCTAAGACTTAAGCTTGCAAAAGTAAATACACTTATAGTTGACGAAGCTCATCATGTTACTGGCAAAGAGTATTCGTCACTAGTCAATTCTATTGATGCTTACGGTAGATTCTTTCTATCTGGCACTATCTATGATAAAGATGCTATAAACAAGATGTATGTTTATGGTATGTCTGGTGCAACTATTGCAAGCATAAAGACAAGTACACTAATACAAGAAGGCATATCTAAAGAAACAATTGTGCACATGTATAAGTATGTAGCACCTGCAGTACCTATAGTTAATAGCTACAATGCAGAGCTAAATGTTACATTGTATCATAAAGCACGCGCAGACGTGTTCAAGAACTACATAGCTCAAAACAGTGAACGTCAGATATTGTTGTCTGTTAATTTAGTAGAGCACGGCATCTTTATGCTTGATGCTATAGCAGATGTATGCGAGCCACGCTGGCTAAGCGGTGAGACACCTACTGCAGCAAGAGATCAGCTAATTGCAGAGTTTAAAGCAGGTGAGTTTAAAGTGCTTGTAACTACATTATTTGAGGAAGGCCTTAATGCTCCGATAGACTCACTGCTATTAGCACAAGGAGGTAAAGCTAAGGGCTCTATAAAGCAATATATAGGTCGTATACAGAGGCGTATGGGCAAATTCGATCAAGTGCATGTTGTAGATGTATTTGATGAAGGCGACTATCTTGCGCGGCACTCACGAGCACGAATAAAATTATACAGAGAGGAAGGCTATGAAGTGGAGCTTCACTATGATGCAAATCGCTTTGGGACTCCAGAAAAATAAGTAAGAAATTTGTTTGAATTTTTATACAAATTTCTTATCTTTGAATAAATCATAAACTCTGAAATAATATGCAATTAGGCTTCTTCGCGCTATGCGTTATCGCATTATGCGTAAAATACTGGAAACATGGATAGAGAACCACGTACTAAACAAACTAATGTGGATTTGTCAAAGCCACTTAATTTAGCTGACTTTGCAGATTCCGATGATTGCATAGGTAAGCTATATGACCCGTCGAATAATAGCTGTGCGATATGCCATGACTCGCATATCTGTGCAACTATATATCACCATACTACATTAAAGGAAAAGCGCGCTGCTACTAAGGGCGACAAAGTTTACTTAGACGAAGTCGATTTTGAGCGCGTGCCCGTAGACAAAATCTACGAGCTAATTGCAGGCAGTCCTGGCTATTGGACAACTGTAATGCTAGTAGAAGCTGTTAAGAAGTACTCAGGAGCTGCAGACGACATACTGCCTGCGCACTTTACAAAGCTCTTTATGGCACACAATGGTATAATTGAAAAAGAAGGTTTGCTCTATGTCGAAGATTAAAACAGGCTTACTAGTAGTTGCTCCTTACCCTACATATCAAGACTATAAAGCAGGTACAGTTTGCACTAAAGATGCAGACAAGTACATAGACCTTGTTTTGCATAGAGTGCTGCTTGATTCAGATGGCAACTCTTATGCACGTGGTGATATACACGTAGCGTATGCAATACCAGAGCCTATAAAGACTGTAACTGCTGCTAGTTTTCGTGCAGCATTTGAGCAGCATAAGCCTGATCTTGAAGTACTGATAGAGGGCTTGCAACCAAAGGCTATTGTAATTGTAGGTTCGCGACTTGTGCCTTTTATGACACCATTTCGCAAACTAGACGATGCGCTTAGGGCTGCAGGTGAGCTTACTATAAGCTTGCATACTTGCCCTGTATTTGCAACATACTCGCCAAGACTGCTCATAGATAAATACGACGAATACATAAATGTGTTTATAAAGCGTTTTGCAGATGCTTTAGGCTATGTCAATGATGACTACGAAGATGCAGATAAGCTTCTAACACCATTTAAGATAATTAGCAGCATTGAAGAGCTTGATAAAGTGCTTGACTATGTAGAGCAGGCAGGCATATTCTGTATGGACTTCGAGACTAGCGAGCGCGAGTGGTTTAGAGAAACTGCTTACGCTACAATTCTAGGTTTTGCTTTTCAGGCAGGCTACACTTACATAATTCCATTAGAGCATGATGACTCGCCGTTCTGGGCAGACGTTAGCACTATATGGAAGCTACTAGAGCGTCGTGTATTTGCGAATCCAAATGTAAAGAAGATAGCACAGAACCTGTGGTTTGAGATATTATGGTTACGCAAGTATGGTGTGAAAAAGTTTAAGGGCGAATGGCATGACACTATGATTATGTCATTTCTGCTCGATGAGCATACGCCTAATGGACTAAAGGAGCTAACTCGTAAGTACTTTCCTGCATTTGCAGGTTATGAAGCATCAATAAGAGGCACTAGCTACACGTGGGGCACAATGCCTATGGAGCTGCTGTGCCCTTATAACGCAGTTGACGTAGACATGACATTTCGTCTGTGGGTACATTTTGAGGACATGCTTATCAGCGATGACCCGCAGGGCAGGCTTTATGCAATGTATAGATCATACAGCATGCCTGGATTAAAGATGCTATCAAGAGTTACGTACTATGGTGCTCGTATTGATGTGCCGCATCTTGAAGAGGCTATGGACCGTGCGCGGCCTGTTATAGAAGCTAAGGAGCTAGCAATGCGAGCTGACGATACGGTCAAGCGTTTTGAAGCAGACATGCGCGCAGAGGCAGATGGCAAGCGCAAGTCGCTTCTTGAAGAGCGCTTGGCTAAGGCACATGAGCGTCGCAGAACTCGTCCAGCCATGCAACGACATCGTCGTATTCTATATACGTATGTTACTGCTACAATGCAAAAATACATTGATGAGCTTGAAGCTATAGACGCAGGCGAGCTAACAACTTATGAAGGCATAAACTTCAACTCTAATCCGCAAATGCAGATTTTGCTATATGACGAGAAGTACTTCGGATTGCCTTTAATGGTAGACGAGCGTACTGGCGAGCGTAAGAAATCTACTGAGCGCGACTGGCTCTTAGAGTTCAATAATGTGCCTTTTATAACTCTGTATCTTGAGTACAAGAGCCTTCGTAAGATGGTTAACACTTATCTTAATGGTATCTATAAGTTGCTCTGTCCACGTGGGTATATACATACAGACTACAAGATCAATGGTACGCGCACAGGTCGTATATCCAGTAAGAATCCTAACTTGCAGAACTTGCCATGGTACACAAGACTAGAGGATGAAACGTTAAACTGGGTGCTTGGGCAAATACGCAAGATATTTATTAACTTAGAGCCAGATGAGCACGGCTCGTGGGTAATGACTCAGGCAGACTATAGCCAAGCAGAGCTCAGGCTAATCGCTAATTTCGCACAAGACAAGGGCATGATAGATGCCTACATGCACAAAATAGATATACATACAATTACAGGTGCAGAGATAGCAGGTAATACATTAGAGGAAGAACTAGCGCTGAAAGAGACAGACCCTAAAGCACATAAGAAGAACAGAACTATTGGTAAGAGTGGCAACTTCTCAATTGTATTTGGTATTTCACCAGAGGGCTATGCAGATTATGTGCGAAGAACAACAGGCCAAATCATAGATATTAACGAGGCTATAAGGCATATAGAATCCGTTATGAGTTTATATCCAAACTTACGTAAATGGCACGAGACTTATAGAAGTAAGGCTCGAAAGTATAAATATGTACGAACTCTATTTGGCCAGAAGCGTAGGCTTCCTGATGTAGATAGCCCAGTAAGCAAGCTACGCTCTGCAGCTTTGAGGCACTCTATAAATACACCGATTCAGGGCACAGCAGGCCAGTGGACTATATTTGCAATGACTTGTGTAGATATGGTAACTCCAGTGAATATGGCACAGCCTTTCAATACAGTGCATGACTCTGTGTTTTATTACATACGTGAGCAACACCTTAAGCCTGTCTGCGCGTCTATTAATGCTATATGCGAGATGCCGCCTTTGGAAGCATACATGCATGTAGACACAGAAAAACTCACTGTGCCCATGAAATTAGATTTTGAGTTCTCTGCAACTAATTGGACAGAAATGGCAGAAAAAGATATAAATAGTTTGTAATAAATTTCACTTTTTAAATTAAAATTCTTATCTTTGGATAAAGATATAAAGATATGGCACAGACGATAGTTTATGCAGAATATGATGGCAAAGAAGCATACTTTGTGTATGCTTATGATGTTGCAAATCCATTAGACATGGGCTCTGGCTATATGCTAACACGCATGTTTGTGCCTACAGATTTTGTAGAGCACTATCTTAAGTACTTTTCTGATGGCTTTTGTGTTACAACAGAGCTGCACACACTAGCAACTAAAATGGAGGCTGCAAAAGCAGTGCGCTACACAAAAGGTGCCATAACTGCAGATTTCGTGCGTTCTACTCTTAGCATAGAGTCGTATGAAGCATTCTTCAACACGTTTTTTACTCGTTACTATTCATAACAATTTAAAACCTAACACATGGCTCACAAGCTTGATTTAGACGCATTAGCAGCGTTGCAAAATGAAATGAGCAAAGGCGACGGTTCCTATCTTAACATCAAGAAGGTAACGGACTCTGGCGAATTCATCTTCCGGCCTCTGCCACCACGTATGAACATGCACGGCGTGTTTATCGTAGTGGAGCGTGGCTACTGGATTGATGGTACGTTCTATGTCTCGCCGCACAATCCGCCTTACGCCAAAGGGCATGACCCGATCAAAGAAGAAATTGAGCTCGCAAGGGCTTCTGGCGATCCTGAATTGCTGGAGCTGCTCGACGGCCGCAATTTCAACGAGTCTGTCAGCTACTACATGAATGTTTTGCAACTGGAGGAAGTAATCCAGAACCGCAAAGCTTCTTACAAAGTGGTAGACGATGAGCCCAAGATTCTGCAAGCAAACAAAACGATTGCACAAGGAGTCGCAGGCTACGTTACACATCCACGGTATGGCGGCAACAGCGAGTTCGGCATTCTGGACTCTGAAACCGGCTACAACATGTCTGCAACAAAGACTGTTACCGGCAGCAACACTAAGTACAGTGTTACGCTGATACCGACTCCATGCCCTATGGATGGAAAGTACTACACCGAAGAAGCACTGCCTGATCTGCCGAAGATGCTGGTTGAAAAGCTCAAGCCAGAGGCCTATCTGCGCGGCGTAATCCGCAATTTCCTTTACGGCGAGCCTATGCCACAGGAGACTGCCCAGTCTACCGGTAAGGCTAAGAAAGGCAAAGCAAGTGCAGGTAAAGCAGGCAAAGGAAGTGCAGGTAAAGCGTCCATGGCAGACGCACTGCAGGAAGAGGAATAAGCACACGTAGTTTTCTCGATTCATGAATGTGAGCTCACGCAAGTGGGCTCGCTTTATTCTTTACTATGCAAGAGACAAAACTAACAGGCAAAATACAAGTAGATGATGGTGAGGTGCGGCTCGTGCAGCTTGAGCCTGCGTCAATTGTGCGCTATCTAGCTACATATAATGGCAGACTAGTGCATGTTGATGTACGTGAGGCTAAGCGTAAGCGTACAGCTAAACAAAACGCAATGTACTGGCCAGCAATAGTGCGCGCAGTGCAGGGCTATCACAAAGAAGCTACTGGCGAAGACATCAGCGAGGCTCGTGTACATGAATATAATTTGCAAGTTGTTTTAGGCATGGAGCCTAAGACGATCAAAATGGGCGGGATAAAGGAATTTACGACGTATGATATATCTCGCGACAGGCTCGATGAAATCGCATCTAGGCTCGAAGATTCTTACGGTGTCGTGATCGAAAAGGAAATATCGCGATCGTCCGACATGTCTACATATATGTACTCTGTGCTGATAGAGGCATGCATACGACATTATGCAGAAGAATACGGTTGGGAGCTCAAGCTCTCTCCGCATGGTTTTGACGATGACCCTATTATGAAAATGTTTAAATAGATACGTATGTACCATAAAGACGCTGTTTCTTTTACAGACGCTTACATTTGGTTGATGAAGCGCATACTCAAGTCTGGCACTGATGTAAATTGCAGACTTGGTGGCATGAAGGAAGTGCTCGGCGCGTCATATACTCTGCAGTATTGTAGCAATCTTGCGCACGCACAGCCAGATAGCAAGCTAACTAAGCGCAATTTCAAGTATGATTTTGCAATTAAGCATTTTGAATGGCTTATGGCAGGCAAGACAGACATGTCTGAGCTGCTTGGCACAAATGCAAATGCTGCAAATTTCATGCCAGGTGACGAAATTCCGGAAGGCTTTACAACGGCTTATGGCCCTCGCATAACTCGCCAGTTGCCTGGCATAATTAAATTGCTTACTGACGAGTCGAACACAAGGCGCGCAGTTATGCATATACTTGAAGAGAAAGATAAGCTGATATGGGACTTGGACACAAAGCTGGAGTACCCGTGCACTAGCCATCTGCATTTCTTTGTGCGCGGCGATTTCTTACACACAATAGTTGTAATGCGCTCCAATAATGTTACAACTACTATGTGTTACGATGTGTCTGCATTTTGGTTGCTTAGCAACTATCTTTGCTATGTGCTACAATTGCGCAATGGCAACTTTACAATGCAAATAGGCTCAGCGCACATACTGTATTCTGAGCGAGAGCTCGCTAGTGCAATTATTGACCAAGCAAAAACTCTACAACTATGTTGAGCAAACTATGTGTTAATTCTATGGAGTACAAAGGCAAGCTTGTTGAATATTACATGCGGCCTGGCACCTCTGATAAGTTCGTAATGGAAGAGCAAGACTACGAGTGCATAAAGCTAAATAAAGATGATGTTTGGCTTGACATCGGAGCTAACATAGGTGCTTTTCCAATAAAGTATGCGAAGCATGTAGGGCACATTTTGTGTTTTGAGCCAAATCGTGAAAATTATGGAGTGCTTCTGCATAATCTTGAGCACCACAGATTGCTCAATGAAGCAAATGTATATTCATATAACAGTGCAGTAATTGCAACAGGCACAGCTTTTCAGCCTTTGTATGTAAACAAAGGTGAGAATAAAGGTAAGCACAGTCTGCAGCCTGGCATTGCGAACGTGCGACCTACTTATAAGGAGCTTGTGCATTGCATACATTACAGCACTCTAATGGATGCAGACGGAGTAAAGGTGGATATTGAGGGCGGTGAGTACGAGCTACTTAGCCACATGGCTATTGTAGGTAAGCTCAATAATACAAAGCAACTTGTGTTTGAGTATCATTACAATCCAGAGTACACAACACAGACACAAGAGCAATTTTTGCGGCTAGAGCATACACTGCGCAATTATGGCAAATTTAGCCATATAGAAATAGTAGCAGAGGACCCTAAGTACAAAACATATATAGTATATTGCCATGCGTAATTTGCGTACTACAATAGGAACTTGCGAGTTCAATATACATAGTTGTGACCCTAGTCTATACAAAGGTGCAACTGGCTTGTTTATACCTGTTTATGGTGCAAGGAGCCATCTAACTGGTAAATATATGCTTGCTATGGAAGGCAACTTTTGGCTGTCTCTGTATAAGGCAGCTAACATGAACCTTGGCAAGCTCTATCTAACAATACCTAAGGGCGAGTTCTTGGAGCCTGGCTATATGCAATATATAGTGGACCATGTAATGCCTAAGCTGCCTTTTGAGCTAGTACTTGTGCCTACATACGGTTATGGCTCAAATGCATATGCTACTCGTGGCAATATGCAAGAGTGGCATGAGTTTGTTGCTGAGGAAAAGTTAATTTTGGAAGCTATTGACGTGCTTTTGTATGCTCCACCAGTGCTTGGTAGAATATTCGATAGTACGTATTGCAGAGCTGCAATGACATGTGTCATAGTTTACTGGGCTTATGCTATAGCGTCTCAAAATTACAGACCTACGTTCTTTGAGGACTTTGCTGAGTATGACAAGTACAACTACAATCATTACAATATGTGGGTAGCAACTGTAGATCAATATGAGCGCTACCAAGATGCCCGCATGGAAAACAATTTGTTTAATATAGAGTTATATGAGCAATTGTTCTTGCAGCATCTTAGGCAATCAGACAAAGTGGCAGGGCTCTATAAGCGTGTGTTTGTGCCTTTCCGCCAATCTGCAGATGGCTACAATGTTCAAGGCATTTTCAATGCTCTGCATACTATTTACCAGCATGATAACATTGAATTTGAATTGCTCTATACAGCATACAATGATGTCATTCTGGAATTGCCACATGTGCCTGCGTTTAAAGTAGATGGCAACAAAGAATCCTATGTACGCATATTGGAGAAGCGGCCTATAGTGCCTTTGCTAGCAGACATAGACGGCATATTTCATTTGAGCATATTTGAGCATGCCTACCATAGATGCGAGCTATTGATTGTAGAGAACTCTTATGTTAAAGCACAGCATACTTTGCCTAAGACTTATACGCAAGAAAATTTACATAATGCATTAAAAAGTATGCTATAAATTTCACTTTTTAATTAATTATTTCTATCTTTGAATAAATGATAAAAGATAGAAAACTATGGTAAAGCTTGGCAAATCAGACAAAGTACAATTGCTAGTAGAGCTTAGCTCCGGCAACAAGAAACTCAAATTCTTTGTTACACGTGGCCGCACTTACCGTGCAGACCTTACAATAAGGCCAGAAGGAGCATACTATAAAATCCTGGGTACAGAAACCTCGCCTGGTCGCAAAAGCACAATCAACGAAACAATAGAGTACGACGATGTCGTTGCATGGCTGGATGAGTTCTGCAACGACACAACTGCAATTGTGCATTATACAATTCTGAATAAAAACATACGCAGACATGGCAGACAAGAACAAAGTAGTAAAAGTAGCTAGAAAAGGTGAAGCGGGTACAGGCAAGCGCCGTTACAACAAAGCGGGCATTAGAGTACCTAGGCCGGACAAAAAAGACGGCAAAGCAATAGCAAAGGTTATTGCGCAGCACGACACAGGCAAGAAGCAAGCGCCTGCTAAAATAGTGCTAAAGCAACATCCAGATGGCACAATTGAACGCGTAGACTAATGGCAAAATTGTTTATACTTGACGGGCACAGCAGAACAGGCAAATCAACAGCAGCGCACGAGGTGTGTAAGCGTAATAAAGATGCACGCCTTGTTGCTCTGCAAGATAAGATGCCAATGCAGATCAGTAATTACTTTGAATATTACACAGGTTGCATTCACTCTGCACAAGCTTTTCTGAAAAGCTCGCACAAGTACGACATCTACGTAATGGATAGGTCTATTTTCAGCGACTTCATATTCGCGCCTGTTTTTAATAGGTCTACAATAGTAACTGAAGAATATGCAATTGATTTTGCTTATGAGCATGAGATAGTGTTTATAGGCACTTTTGCTGCATACAATTATTACAGAAAAACTAATAAGGATTCTTTTGCATACACACCAGAGCAATGGCATAGCATAGCACAGCGCACTCAAGAGCTGATGCGCATACTGGCTTCTAGGCCTAACAACTATGTGCAGAGTGTTTATGTGGAGAGTGCCGAAGATGTGCATCGCACAATACAAACTGCACTTGAGCTCTATAAATTCTACTACGATGGCTACGGACCGACTTACAGAAATTTTTGAAAGGCAAGCAGCTTTTACAAGCAATTTTCATGATGCTACGCCTAGCGGCATAGACGAATGCGAAGAGCTAACAAAGAATTACACAATAATGCTTATAAAAGAGCTGACAGAAGTTGTAGATGAGCTCAATTATAAGCTGCATGCGTCAAAGCGTAATGCTATAAACGTAGTTAATGTGCACGAAGAGCTAATGGATGTGCAAAAGTTCCTTATAGTTATGATGCAACTATGGGATATTGACGCAGACAAATTCGTTGAGCTCTTTCATACAAAAAGCACTATTGTTGAGCAGCGCTATAAAGACAAACAAAGATGACTATTAATCTGGAAGAACAATACAAACTATTCTTAAAGCGCATGGCACTTAGTGAGCGGCGCATGCATCCTGTGCAGAAACTGCAGCTGAAGCAAACTTTTTATGGTGCTATAGGGCAATTGCTCGTTATTCAGCGAGACGTGTTAAGTGAGTTAGACGAGCAAACGGCCGTATACGCATTGCAAGACATGATAGAGCAGATAGATGCATTTTTTCAAAATGAGCTAAACAACTGATATGCATATTGTAGGCATAGACTTCAGCATACTCTTGAATGCAAACTATTATGTAGCTATTAAGTGGGGTGCTCACGAAGACCCTGCTGAAGTTATTAAACTGCTTGAGCGTAGCATAGGCTCTTTGTCTTTGAGTCTGATGCCCAATCGCATAGTAATGTGTACAGACACTGGGCCATCCTGGAGGCACGACTACATACAAGGCTACAAAGCAGGCAGACCTGAGCGTAAGGACTTTAGAGATGTTGCAAAGGCTGTTACTGCACATTTCCGCGAGCACTATGGGCTTGTGGAAATAGACACAGCAGAGGCAGACGATATAGCATGGTGCGTAGCAAAATATGCACGCAGCAAAGGGTACAAGTGCACTCTAGTGTCTGCTGATGCAGACTACGAACAAATGACACTGACCGGCGCAGAGTACTATGACTACAGGCAGAAGCGCACTTTAAGCGTAGATGCGTATAGGGCACGCTTCGACAAGCTCATGCAAGGCTGCAAAACAGACGTAGTGCCTTCATTGCTTAAGCCTAGGTTTAAGCGTGCAGACTATGACAAATTCTACGATACGTATTTGCTTGAAACAGGTGGCAAGCTAATTGAAGGCCAGAAAGAATATGACATAATAGAGTATCTACGGCACGATTTGGCATTCTTCGTAGACTTGCCATGTTACTGGGATAATCTGTATACTGTCACTTATAGCAAGTTCGTATATGAGCACACTGTGCCCGATGTTTACGAAGCAATAAATAATTCATTGCTAAACTTTTTTTGAAAATAGTATGCTAAAAATTTCACATTTTAGTATAAATAGTTTATCTTTGAATTAAGAAATGAAGAAATGAACATCGACGATTTTGTGAGCATACAATATGAAGATGACATACTACGTATTTCATCTTACGAAACAGATGTAGAGTATCCGTTTGAGCTAATAGGCGACGATACCTATGTTGATCTCACCGAAGCAGACGAAGTTCACTTAACTAAGGAAGAAGCTATTCATCGTATACTGGACAAGACAGAGTTCCGTATATACTATGATGCTTACTATCTAACTAAGCCAGAGTTCGATGGCTTGCACAGAATGGCAATTGATGCGTACTATACATATAGGTCGCAATTGCAATACATTCCAAGGTCTTTAATAACACAGCATAAATTCTTTAACCGCAAAACTTAACAACATGGCAAATTATGCTAGCTTTGCAAGCGGGAAGCTCATCGGTATGCTCGATTCAGAACTGAAGGCAGTCAACGATGAAACCGCACGCACATTTAACGATGAAGCATGTAAGGAAATGGTCCTTGTGCTTCTGAACCGTGGCAAGATCACCGAACAGATGCGTGGCCAGTACGCAGCCTGGATTCCTTCCGACGAAGAGCTCGCAGAAGCTAAAGCCGAGAAGAAAACGACCAAGGCAAAGGCCGAGAAGGCGCCGAAAGAGCCCAAGCCTAAGAAAGAGGTCAAGCCGAAAGAGCCTACCGGCAATGCTCGCTGGGGCATCGACCCTGCCCAGAACAAGCGCGATCCGCAAGCAGGCGACATCGTTCTTTGCCCACCTGCAGGCAATGCCAAGGTGCGTGAAGCACAGAACTACGAAGTTCTGCCCTACGGCAGCGACGACGAGCCGGATGCCAAGCACGTCGAAGGCGAAGGCTGGTGGCTGAAAGTTCTGGTCGAATCAGAAACCGGCAACTGGAAGTGGAAGAAGCGCGACAACGCCATGATTACCACTTACGTGGAGGACCGTAACCCGGACGAAGTCTACCATATCCGTGTAGAGCGCGAGAAGGCTGAAGCGAAGGCGGCTGAAGCGAAGGCGAAAGCAGACAAGGAGGCCAAGGAAGCCGAAAAAGCTGCTGAAGCGGCTGCAAAGGCTGATAAGGCTGAAAAGAAGGGCAAGAAAGCTGAGGCTGAAGCACCAGCAGAGGAAGCGTAGGCTTTTCATCACCGGGCCAGTGCAATATGTCCAAGGGCTATATGCCCAAGGGCATATTGCCACATAATAAAACTTGCAAACATGAAGTTCTTAGTATTTTCTGACTTACATATACATAATTATAAGCGCTTTGACGATAACGGCTCAAGACTAGACGCTACATTTGAGTGCTTAGGCTTGATGTTCGATTATGCAGCTAAGAAAGGCTCGCGGCATATATTGTTTGCAGGCGATTTATATGATCAGCAGCGCGCTTTGCCACATGCTGTAGTTAATGGCACTATACGCGCATTTGCCTACCTTTTCGATATTCATCCTGAGATGCAGTTCTATGCTATATCTGGTAACCATGATATGGCAACTAAGAATTTGATACATAAGCAGGCTGTGTCTGCATTAGAGCATCTTGCAGAAATTTTCGACAACTTTCATCTGTTAGACAATAGATCAGCGAGCATAACGGATAACATTCGTGTGCACGGTATACCGTATTACGACTACAAAGGCGATTATGAGGCAGCGCTGAAACAGACAATCGCAAGGCTCGCTGACTATGAGTGTATTGACATCTTGCTAATACACCAGACTCCAAATTATGGCAATCCTATGATAGCGCACGATGTTGAGCCCTGGGACAATATATACGACTACTTTGATGTAACGTTTTGTGGGCACATACATAAGCCTGTAGACATACGTGATGGCTGGTATATCGTAGGTTCTCCAATGCACAGAGATGCTGGCGACATAGGTGATTCAAAGCGTGTGCTACTTTACGACACAGAAGCAGGTATTACAGAAATCAGCATGGCTGGTGTGTTTCCTGAATTTAAGAAAGTACCTGCAGAAGAGGCGGGCCTACATGATGGTTACGTTATACCTATTTACAAAGCAGACGAAGGCTCTCAAGCTTACGATGCACGCTTTGGTGCTGAAGCTAACATTGACGATATACTTGCAGCATACGCAGACTCTATGGGTCTTGCTAAGGAGTACATAAAGATAGGCACAAAGATATTACACGAAGCTCAAAAACTCACAGAACAATGAGGCATGTACAACTAGAATATTTACACATTGAAGGATTTCGCTCGATAATCGAGCCTAATCGTTTTTCTTTTTCTTCAAATGGTATCTATCAAATTATAGGAAGTAATGGAGCAGGCAAGACCTCTGTCTTTGAGGCTCTATCCTGGGGCCTTTATGGAAAGAATCTAAAGAATTCGTCTGTCGCAAATTTGCAGACATTTGCGCATTTACAACCTGTCGATTTTAAAGGCACAAAAGTACAGATAGGCTTTGCTGTTGATTGCTACAATTACACAGTTGTACGCACAATAGGCTACACAGGCATGGGCAGTGTGCTGGAGTTGTATGAAGATGATACGCTGCTTGAAGGCATGCGTAAAAAAGATACGCAGACAAACATTGAAAGCATACTTGGTGTGCCTTATAATATGTTCATAAATACTGTGCTGTTTGGCCAGCGTATGCTGCGCTTGAGCCAGATGACTGCAGTAGAGCAGCGTACATTCTTTAATCAGATGTTTGAGCTTGACTATCTGAAACATGCTAAAGATATTGCAAGGCAGAAATGTGGCGAGCTTGTAAATAAAATAGATGGTGCTAACAACGATATTTTGCATAAGCAAAGGCTGCATGAGGCATTGCAAAGCAGGCTTGATAGCATAGAACAGTACTATGCGGCTTTTGAAGCAAAAAGGCACGATCGTGTTAAAGCTCTTGAAGCAAAACAAGCAGCAAAGACTGCAGAACTTGCAGAAGTGCGTGCGGAAAAAAGAGCTTTGACAAAAAAATTCAATGCTTTGCCACAACCAGATACAACTGCTGCATTAGAGTCAGAGCTTGAGGCGCATAAAGTTAAGTTACGCGAGGTTTGCGAGAATATTGCCTCGTGTAATGCAACAGAAAAAGAGGAAAACGGCAAAGCTAATCGAGCCGATAAAAGAATTGCAGCGCTAGAGCTGCAAATTGCAGAATATCCTGAAAACTGCCATGCATGTGGCCAAGAGCTAGATAAAGTAGCAAGAGCAACTGCATTAGAGCGTTTAGCTACAGAGATAGCTGGGCACAAAGAAATTCTGGAAGCTACTAAGGATAAACTATTGCAATTAGCTGTTGTGCGTGCAGACTATATTGACGAGCAGGAGTTTTGCGATGCATTAATAAAGGATTTGCAAGGCAAGATAGCAGAGCATAAAAAATCGCGAGCAGAATTAAATGAGCTTGCGTATCAAATTAAGTCTTGCGAGCCAAAGATGAAAGCAATACAAGAGCGCATAGATGAACTCGACGAAGAGATAAAGGCAGCGTGGAATGAGAAGCCTGTAAACCAAGGCGAAGATGCTATAAAAGAAGAGCAAGCAACTGTATATCAAGATATTGCAAAGCTGCAAAAAGAAGTGCAAACTGACGCAGGTGTACTAAAAGTGTACGATTGGTGGAGTCGCGTAGGCTTTGGAGCGAATGGCATTGCAATGTATATAATACAGAATAGGTTAGCGCTGCTAAATCAGCACATTGCGGAATTTGCACAGAAATTAGGCATAAGCGTAATGATAGACGTAAACTTGGATGGCGCTACAAAAAATTTCGAGATTCACTGCTTATTGCATGGCGAATATATTAGCTACGACGATCTATCTGGTGGAGAAAAGACGCGCGTAGACTTAGCATTAACATTTGGGCTTTACAGATTACTTTCAAGCTCAGAAGTATTTATAAATGCGCTTATACTTGATGAAGCTTTTGCAGGCCTAGATGAACAGGGCCTTGATAGTGCCTATGAAATGCTGTCTGCTTTTGCAGAAGATCGTGGTGTATACATTGTAACTTTCAACCCGCTCTTCAATCCTGTGCTGGCAAAAGAAATTGAGATACAGAAAACACATATAGGCACAATAATAATACAATGAAAAATCATACGAAAGTATATCTATTAGCTGTTTATGGCGAGCTAACTCATAATTGCACATGCGAGATATGCTATGTTACTGAGCATAAAGTTGTGCGTGCTGTAGATGTGCATCATATTAATCCACGTGGCATGGGTGGCTCTAAGGATAAAGACTACATAGAGAATCTAATGGGCCTGTGCAGAGCATGCCATTTAGACTGCGAAGCTGCACAATACTCTAAGCAATTCCAGGAAGCATTCCACAAAGACTTTTTAGACCAAAAGTACATAGACTATGACATCACAAAATTTTCTCACATCGAATGACATCAATGTATATCAGCTACCTGATGTAAAAGAGCCTACTGTAAATAAGTACCGTGAGCTAAACAGGCCGGCTATTTCATGGTACACAGAGGGCCAACGTGCTATAGTTCATGGAGCGCAAGAGTATATACGCACAACAGACGAATATGCATATATGCTCGTTACAGGCAGTGCTGGAACAGGTAAGACAACAGCTGCAGCGGGCATGATAGAGTCGCTATTATGGACGAACATGAGCTTGCGTGTTGCATTAGTTGCACCAACACATAGAGCAGTGCAGGTGCTAGAAACTAAAATACCATTTCGGCATAGGACTATGCAATTTATGACTGTGCATAGCCTTTTGGGTATCGAAGGAGTTGCAGACGAAGCGAACATACGCTTTGAGTTAGTTGACGAGAACAAGGTAAAACTCAGCGGATATGATGTAGTGCTTTGTGACGAAGGCTCTATGCTGCAAAGAGACCTGCATTTGCTACTCATGAAATTTAAAGGCAGGTGTAAGCTAATCTATTTTGCAGATATTAAGCAATTACCGCCTGTAAATGAAACAACTGCACCTATATTTGAAAATCGTGTAGATGTATTGCACTTCGAGCTTACTGAAGTTCTACGGCAAGCAGATGGCAGCCCTATAATAAAGCTAAGCAATTTTGTAGCGCAGCGCCGTAGTTTTATTAGTCTTGAAAGCCATGAGGACATGTTCACAGAGCATGGTGATGGTGTGCTACAATTACATTCCTCTTTGCCAGAAGAGCGTGAGCTTGCGTATGAGCTAATAGATCATTATTTTACATCTGAAAACTTCAAAAACAATCCAGACTTTGCAAAAGCTATAAGCTATACACGCAAAAGTGCAGAACTTATGAATGCATATATACGTAAAGCTCTATATGGTGATTATTGTGAGAAGATAGTTACCGGCGAAAAGCTTATAGCTGATGGGCCTATAATGGATAAGGACATAATTCTTGTGCCTAATAATGTGCCATTTGTAGTGCGATACTATACAACTGAATATGAGCACTTGCCAAATGGCGATAAGCTAAAGTACTACGCATGCAGATGTGATGTAGGCGGCGAATATGATGCAGATGTGCGTATACTTCACGAGGACTCGCAAGCAGTATATACGCAATATTTGGAGCTAGCATTAAAATATGCTAAGCAATTCAAGCGCGGCATGAAAGAGTACGGCAAAGCGTGGGGCCAATACTATGAGCTGAAAGAATATTTTGCAAGTGTTAATTACAATTATGCATTAACAGTGCACAAGAGCCAGGGCTCAACATTTGACAATACATTTGTGCTTACTACTGATTTTAAATATTGCAGAAGTAAAGAAGTTCGCTGGAAACTGTATTATACAGCATTTACGCGGGCAGCCCATAAGCTATTTATCATTTTATAACATAGTTGTACTTTTGGTAGTGGGCATGTGCATTTGCATGTGTCCACTTTTTTACAATTATTGTTATCTCTATATTGACTTTTTGAATCTTTATTCATATCTTTAATATTATTAATCAGAGAGATAAAAAATCTAAGGGTATGAGTAATAAATCAGATCAAGAGTTACTGCGTAATTTGGAAAGCATGGACATGACAGTGCATAAATACACTGACCCAACAGACGTGGGCTTTTTGAGCGAATTTCGAGTCATCATGAATGCAATCGGCTACGACGAAGGCAGACCATTAAGCATTGTCGAAAAAGCTGAGTATCTTGTGAAGTTTACGCAAGAGCTTGCAGACAAAGGCTCGATAACTAATGGCAGAATGTTAGAAATAGCAATTGTGGGTATATAAAAACTGCAAACATGAATCCAAAATTTCACGGCGGCTATGAGCTGCTACTCTACAAAGGCCAATTTGTGTTTATAGTTAGCTATGACACAACTAATGCAAACACAGTTATTGTTGAGAACTACGATCAGCAGCCTTTCGAGCCTTACGAGGTAAATTACAAAGAGCTAGACGTGCCTTCAGCGGACGAAATGGCAGAGATCGAGTAAAATACATTCTTAGATTTTTTGATTGATTAAGTAGTGCACCGCCTATTGGCAGTGCACTTACTTTCTAATTACAACAGTATGCTAGAGTTAATGACAGGTGCAATTTTCACCGACAACCCTACGGATTACCCAGAGCAGATAAAAAAATTGAACTCTGACAAAAATAAGTTCGGCAGAGTGCATGAGCTCTATGGCTCTATGCGCGCGTCTGCAATAGGCATACCTACAGCAAGGCCGGACTTCCGTTTGCCTGATATTTCGCGAGCCTACTTACAAAGTTACATTGAGAGTTGTCATGCTAATGGGCTTATATTCAATTATACTGCTAATGGTCCATTGCTTGGCAATTTGGAAGATATTGATGTGGGCTACGCTAAGCTAATAACCGAACTACAATGGTTAGAGAGCATAGGCGTAGACCGCATTACAGTTTCGCATCCGCTTGTTATGCAAGCAGTTTGCAAATACACTAGTATGCCGATTGAAGTATCGACAATACTCAATGTATATCAAGCTAATGGCATTCGCCAGCTAAAAGAGCAATATCCGAATATAAATAAAGTGTGCATGTCCATAGACCATAATAGGCATCTTGGTACAGTGCGCGCATTACAGCATACTTGTCTACAATTGGGCATACAGCTAGAAATAATAGCAACTGAGTTTTGCAAGATAGGTACAGGTAATTGCTCACAATTACATCGAGCTCAGTGTTACAATATGCACAGCTACAATATGCCGGAAAATGTAGCACGCAAAGGTATAAACTCTGATGGTAGCAAACAACACAGAGACGTAAAAGGCTATCCCTGGAGCGGCAGCACAGGTTGCATATTCAATCGAGCAAAAGACAGTGTTGCATGGCTTATGAGCAATACAATATGGCCCAATGACATATTGCGATTTAGCGCGCTGACAAATGTTGTAAATTTCAAAATAACTACAAGGACAGCTCCTGCTGAATACGCTTTGCAGCTAGCTAGCTTTTATCTTGATGTGAACTATGATGGGCCTTTGGCTGGCTTATGGCTGCAATTACCTGCGTCTTTGCTGTCTGCACGAGACAAGTTTGATAAAATACAAGGCTCGTTTGTAGACAAAGTGCCTTATTTCTGTGAAGATTTGGCTAAACGTAGAACAGTGCGCACTAAGCTCCAAGGCACAATAATTGAGCAAAGCATGAATTTTATGGACTTGTTTTTCGAGTTCCCGTATATAGATTGGCATCAGATCAATTGGGTAGATAAGCCTACAGATGAATGTGATTTTTACGAGTGCAATTGGCCTTATCTATGGCATAATTACTTACAAACTTTAATATAAACAATCATGAGTACAACTGCAAGCAAAACAAGAGTAGACGGAAGATTACGCAGAGCCGTTATCGCCGTACACAACAATGAAGCAAGTGTGGATTTTTTACTTAGTGAAATAGCCACATGCATACCTACTACAGACCTGGGTGACAAGCTACATGAGCATGCATTATCAGAGGACTACGATCCACTGCAGCTAATGCAAATTGCATTCACAGCTAAGCAGATTGACTTTGTGAATGCTGCAGAAGCACTTGGCATGGAAGTACGAGCATACTCCGGCAGATTCATGTATGGTGATGTATGCCCTGCAGTTGAAGTAGACTCTCCGACTGAAAGCCCTTATCCTGGAGCTAAATATGACCAGCTAGGTTTGGGCTATATTGTATATTTGCCGTAAAATAAGTTTCGCAAAATTTGAATATTTCAAGAAAAATGAATATATTTGTATTAGATAGAGACCCGGATATAGCGGCAAAATATCACTGCGACAAGCATGTAAACAAGATGATAATCGAATCGTGTCAATTGTTGTCTACAGCTATAAGGCAACATTATGATGACGATTTTCTGTATAACTTTACGCGCCCTTGGGAGGCAATGCAAAATTACAATCCTAACGGGCGATTTGTTCAGTGGCTCCTAGAAAGCAAGGAGAACATGAGCTGGTTGAGTAGATTGGCGGGTAGACTCTGTGTTGAGTTTGTACATAGAAATGGCAAATCACACGGAGTCGCTCCCAGGCTAGTTGGTGTTAATCGTGTACCTTTACGGAGTTTTCCGGATGTACCTATGACGCCTTTTCGCTATGCTGTGAGTACGCCAATATTCGATGACCCAGTTTTGACATACCGCTATTACTATGTGCATCACAAACGTCATATTAAGATCTGGGCTCAGAGTGAACCACCAATTTGGTGGCTAGACGATGATGATTTAGAGAATATGCCCGAAGATCAACAAATCTTACATTTGCTACAATGAGAGATAATTACATGATAGTTGTGAGTTATTGGCTAATTGCAATAACACTGTGCATAGTGAGCTTGCGTACACACAATGCCTATTCTGTGCCTCATAAAGCGGAGTGTGATGGCGTGGCGGCTGATATATCCGCAGTTACTAAGTGCGCCGTTATTCCGGCGCCTTTACCTGTATGTAGAACCGGTGAGCGGGGAGTACAGCCGACTGCGGAACTGCCGGTAGCCTATGCCCACGAGGACCGGCTTGCAATGCTGCCCCGCCTCACCTTCGCTAAAGCCACATCAGAGGAAGAAGCTTATATACTAAAATATGCAGAAACTGCTGTAAAAGAGGCTCACAAATTTAAAATTCCTGCTGCAATAAAGTTGGCACAGGGCATAATTGAGTCTGACAGAGAACGTTCCTATATTGCAAATAAAGCGTACAACCATTTTGGAGTAAAATGGCATAGCAAACTAGGCAACGATCAAGGTCTGGCTATTGACTCTTTAGTTACTGGCACTGGCTCTTATAGAGTCTATAAATCACCATGGTTTTCATATAGAGACCATTCATACTTTTTACAACGGCCACTTTATAGGCCCATTTACACAAGGTGCGGAAAAAATTATAAGTGTTGGGCTTATCAATTGAAAGCTAAAGGTTACGCAGAGGATAAAGACTACGCGAGTAAGCTAATTTGGCTTATAGATCGCCTGGAATTATATCTATATGATGGATTGACTAAGCAAACAACAACAAATCATATTCCTTATGCAGACTGAAGTATTTATTCGCGAAGACTTAGGTTACTTACGTAATTATATTCGCACGCAGGGCTCCGGCGGCATGCGTGCACATGCATCTGCTAGCACACCTGGAAAGTACTTCCAAATTGTTTATCAGAGCTACACTGCAGACTATTCGCAGTCGCAGTGGCTCGCTATTCTTGATCTACTGGAAGAGCTGGTAGTTTATTTCTTTGCCACATTTATAAAGGATGGCAAATTTAAAATGCCCAGCTTTTTGAAGTGGTTCTCAATTGGCAATTCCGTTGTAGGCTTTGTTAAGTCACTCATTGAGATTCTGCGCAATGGATAAATACGAAGGCATAACAAAGCTTATCTTTGAAGGCAAGCGCGATAAAAGAAATTTCGAGCTAGCTAGAAGTTTGTGCAAAAGCCAAAAGCTCGATAGTGACCGCATAGAGAGAATGATACAGCGCGCAGAGCAATTAGCAAATATTGAAGAACTAACAGAGATCTTGAGAGAATTTGCAAAAGCAGCTAACTCAGCAGGCGCCTCAACTTCACAAATTGCTGCAGCTCTTAACTTAAAGTAAACTAAATTTGCTATAGGTGGCTACGTTGACTCTGCAATGAGGCAGAACATGCTTAACTCTGACTAGTACGTAATAAAAAAAAATTTAATTAGCGAGACAGCTGGCATGCATTATTTGGCTGTATTTGGCAAGCAGATTGTAGGGCATGACAAAGGCTATTTGCTAGATGCAGGATATTTGCATGGCTTTAATGATAATGCAAAAGACGAAAAGCAAGTCTAATAGACCTATAGACGGAGAGAGAGAGATATAAACCATAATCCTTACTAACATGGCACAAGATACAAAATATTTATGGTTAATTCTAGTATTTTTAGCTGCAGCTATATTTCTGAAGCCTGAAGAGAAAGCTCCGCAGGTGCCGAAAACGCCTGAAAACGCTGCAGACACTCTTGAATATCACAATGTACATATCAATCAACGACCAGTCTACCAATGATTGTGCTAGCTCCATATTATCTAGTCGCAGATCAAATGATAGATGGCGAAGTGCATAGTCTGGAAGATATGCTAAATGCTTTTACTATTGACAAAAAGCAATTTATAATTGTAAGGCTTAAAAAGTTTCCAGCTACTGTACTAATGCTGCGGACTCTTGGTATACAATTAATCGCACAAGGGCCTGTCACATTGACACAAGACCTACAAGAAGCCTACATAAAAACTTTCGAGCAAGAAACAAGCTACTTAAAGTATAAATTAAAATCGCTGTTCTCTTTGAGCTTGAAAGCAGAATTTGGTGCAATTCAATACGACGAAGAATGACACCTGTTTATGTAGCAATCAGCATACTCCTTTTCTGCTTAATAATCATACCTATCTTGCTCACCATATATTTCTCCCAAAGTAAGGCTAATAATAAAGACATATTAGATATTCCAGATAAGGACATATAAGACATGAGAACAAGACCAAACATACTCACAGAAGGGCGAAACCTCCAACACATCCTAGACGCAGTAGGCCGATTTCCCAGGCCTGAATTAATCTTCGGTCTTTCCGATAGAGAGATAGTGGACTGGATTAACTTTCAACTGCGCAAATATAAAGCTAGTTTTAAATTGGCTCGCTCTACGTTCTCCGAATGGCGTAGGGAATGGAGAGAGGAAGGAGAGAATAGCGCGTACCTACAACGAAACCCAGAAGTCCTTGCTTTTGTTAGCTTTCTTGCAGAACTGGAAATTAATTCTAAGCTTGAGATTCTACAACAACTCTGGGATGCTAAGGGCCACGTACAAGCAGAGAAAATGAAGTGGTTTCTGGAAAGACGTTGGAAGGACGAATTCGCAGAGGACGGCGGCAAGACAGAGGTACATATTACAGGCATACAACTTACCTATAATGCAAAGACGATTGACGTTCCATTGATTACTAGTGAACAGGAAATGCTTGAGTTAGATGCTGGAAAGCTACACGCAAGTAGAGAGCTGCATGAAAATGTAGACAGCACCTACGAAGATGCTGAGTTTGAAGATGAATAAGCTGAATGTAATGGGGCGTAATAGGGTAGGCAAAAATAAAAATGACAGATAAGTGGCAGATGGTCACAGATAAGTGGCAGATAAGCAAAACGACGACGGGACGATGCCGCGCACAAAAAAAGTGCATAAAAACGGATTCTGTCGTGTCGGCTTGCAAGCCAGCAACGAAAAAAAAAGTTTTTGGCATGCTGGCTTGCAAGGCTTGTTAGGCATGCTGGCTACATTTGCATTGTTAACGCAAGTAGGCCAGCTTGAGGTTTGCTGGATATTTGCATATCGTCATATAAGACGCAAAAGGCATAGCTTGCCCGCAGACTCGGCTAAATAGAGCAAGTTCTTTGACATACTGCAAACAAATAAGCAAACTAGCCGACAGCCTACGGATATTTCATAGAGCGAGCCTGCGAAATTCACCCCTATGGATTAGATAGTTTATCATGCGGATAGATAAATGCCAGCAGGCTCGATCTTAGATAGGAAATTTGTGAGCCTAGGATTGACATTCTCGGAAATTCTCCATATATTTATATAGAGATTCAAAAATTAATTAATCAGTAAAATCTAAGCTAATGCTAAAGTTCACAGACGGCGTTAATGTAGACACATCCGGCCCACTACGTAGGCTAAGATTAAAAGATGGCTTGTATGTAGTAGGGCAAGGTTCTTTGATTCCTATGAATGATATAGAGGACGCGAATGCATTCATACGAGAGCATACAGACCCTCGCAGGCCCGATAGCATTTTCACGTTCGACCCTAATGACTTTGACTGGTCTGCTCCACCGCCTATGGTAAAAGAAATTTATGCAGACAAGCTGGCCGGCACTGAATTTCGGTATGCATCAGAAAACGAACTGGAGAAAATAAGTGAGGCTTTGAGCGAGGACTGCCCAATTGCAGAGAATACAGAGCGCGCAGTGTTGCTCTATGATACAGAGAACGGCTTTGTTATGCTCGACGAAAAAGAAGCAATGTTTCTTGTACCTATAAAATAAAAATAGCATGGATAAATTAAAATTATTGCAAGCTGTGCTGCAAACAGAAGAATGTCGTACTGAGCTGGCTTGCGAGCTTGAAAAAGCTAAGACAACAGATTACGGGTACTCAGAAGAGGCAGAGGACGAAGTGGCATACGATGTTTACGATATTAAATTTGCTGCTGAGCTAGCTGCAGAATATGTGCGTAAGCTTATCGCTCGTTTGCCTGAGTGACGAAAAAAAAAATAGTTTTAAGTTGGTTAATTTCATGATCTTGCGCAAGCTCGCCTACAAGCGGGCTTGTTTTTTAGCTGTTTTGATGCTAGCGACGAATGCCTGGAATTTGCACGTATATGAGCCGACTGCGAAAGGCAGATTGCTCGCTGAGTTACGAGACTAGAAAAAGCTTGTAAGCTAGCCGACAGCCCTGGTATTTTGCGACTTTGAAAAAAGCTGTAGAAAAATTTGACTTTTTGATTTTTTATTCATATCTTATACCCGAACTCAAAAAATTTAGGAATGACAGATTTGCAAAATTTAGTAAACGACGTGCAGTCTCGCAATGAGCTTGATGAGCTGCTAGAGACACTTTGCACAAGATACGAATTCTACTATCAGACTGTAGAGAGCGGGTTGGCTAATGAAAAGCAGGCTGCTAGAATTTTCTACCCAGATACTGCAGAGGCATTTATTTTTTACGAGCTTGAGATTGACAGAGCCGCGTGGGGTGGCAGACCTGGAGACGCCTATATGGCACTAGTTGTTTTGCATTATTGCAGAGGGCATTTGCAGGACATCTATGTGTCCAGAGAGACAGACCACGACGATGTAGCATTGTACACGATGCCTTACTGACGAAAAAAAAAATTCCATATTAGATCACGTACCTGGGCATGCTGGGCAACTAGCATGCTCGTTTGCTGCAGGCCCTACAAGTAGGCCAGCTAGGAAAACTCGGAATTTGGCGAATGTATGCATGACTGCGACAGGCAGATTGCTTGTATGCTTGCAAACAAAAAAAAAGTTCGTATACTGGCCGACAGCTCCTGGCCACATAGCAAAAAAAGTACGCAGTCGGCAGGCCTACAGGCCGCGGCTTTTGCAGAATTGCTGTCTGCAGGCCTACTTTGCCCTGGCCGTTTTTGCCAGCTGCGTGGCGGCAAAAAAAATGCTATAAAAAAAAAAGTTTTGCAAGATTGCAATGCAGCACGCTGCATGTTTGCTACTTATCTGACCCTTCGGCATGCATGCTAGGCAAACTGACTTAACCTGGAATTTCGCCATGTGTGCGTTGGCTGCGAAAGGCAGATTGCTGTCGGCTTTTAGACTTCGCGCAGAGTTCTGAAGTTTCAAAATTTATTGAAAGCTTCAGATAGAGAGGCGTGACGCCAGAGACGTCTGACGTCAAGCCTGCTCGAGTTTCCTACATAGTCGCGCGAATTTCTTCCATTTGACGAGTAAGTTCAGCATACTCGACGTAGCATCCATAGGAATAGAATAGAAAGAGCCCGACTATCAGCGCTATGAATAGATTGAAACAACGCTCGAAAACAAGATGTTTGATGTCGATGAAGTAGGGAATGGGTAGGAAGCAGAGGTTCATGACTTTTAGATTTTTTGATTAATTTGATGTTATAAAGATAAGACCTTTGATTAAAAGTTCAAAATATTTACTTAATTATTTTTAAACTTTTTTTAATTAATTCAGTTTTCTATAAATTCAAAGATGATAAAGGACATCAATCTAGTTTTTCATAGTTTAGATCGAGCCTATTCGAGCAGAGGGGTCATCTGATATTATAATATAGGATGGATATTAGGATTGAGCCTGCTTGAACTATTATTATAGGCGTATATAGTAACTACTTAATATGTTAAAATTTGAAAAAATATTCAAAAATTCTTGGAAAGCCCGATTAATCATCTTATCTTTGAATCATCATTTAAAGAAATGATAAAGGGTTTTGAAAAGAGATTCAGGTCGGGTTGAAACACCTCAAATGTTAAAATTTGAAAAAAGATTCAAAATTTCTTGACAAACTCGATTATCTTTCTTATCTTTGAAACATCATTAATTAATCAATTAAATCTAAGATCATGACTAACATTAAGGAAATGAACCAGCAGGAGCTTCAGGCCGCCATCAATGAATTGAACGAGCGCAAGATTGAACTGAAAAACGCCAGAAAAGCGCTGGAAGACAGCCAGATGGCCTCGGACACAGAAGTCAACTGGACCTACCTGGACGAGGCTGGAGTCGAGCACGAACTGACTGAGGGCCTCTACGTCGAAACGTTCATCAATTCCAACTCTCCCGACTGGCTGAAGGCCCAGGGCTTCGACTGCGGAATCATCGTCACGGTCTCGGCCACCTCACTCGGACTGCGTAACGCCCAAGGGCTGTGGATAAAGGTACAGAGAGCTGACGGATCGCGGGTATGGCGTAAGATGAACAGAATCTACAAAGCCCTCAAGACTGCCCCGAAAGCGTTCAAAGACCAGCAGACTGCCTACAAGAAGGAACTGGAAGCCGCTAAGGCGAATACCGAGCCCAAGACTGACGCGAAAGCGTAACAGATGACGACAGGACCCATCGGAGCAATCCGGTGGAGTCCTGGCGCTATTCAGTCTCACAGGCAAACTTGCAGCTGAAACTGTTTATTAAACTTTTTAATATATCAGTCATGTACATCATATATCACAAAGCCAAATTCACGCTATCAGACACGCCGCTTCCAGATGGTGCTAAAGTTGTCGGGGAATGCGGGCTGCACACAGAAGTGCACACCAACAAATGCGTATACGTTGCCATGGCAGCAATGGAGTTCCTTCATGAAGGCACAGGCATAGGTTTAATGGTAGAGAACGACTTTGGTGTCTCGCAGCACGCACGTCACGCAAACCTCGTATTTCATCAACCCATGCTGTACGAGCATTTCTGCAACACATACCTGGACAAGCTAATAAAGAAGTACGTTCATGTCCCGCAGCTTCATTTCCGCTTCTGAAATATACCATGTGTGCGGGCTCATATCTAAATTAAGTTTATATGACAGACACTAATATTTTTGTAAATTTGCTAGACGCATGTAAAGCATGCAAGGAGCATTTGGAGAAAGAAGGCTACCCAGCAGGCTTTGCTGAAGCAGAGCATGCATTTATCGCGGCAATGTCGAGCGTCGCTAAGTTACTCAAAAGCTCTATCGAGCTGCATGACAATATAGGCGACGAATACTGGTATCGCGAAATTGTGGGTATCGTAGATGCTCAGCAGACACAAGAAACTGCAAATGAAGAGCATGCAATTGAGTTCACTGCGCAAGAGCTGGATGCGATAGAAGCTGGCGGCAGACAAGCTATGTTACTCAAAAAGCTATTGAGCAGCATTGAGCCAGGCACTAAGCATTGGGCAAACGACCCAGATCGCATTGATGCTGCAACTTACGCAGTAACAGCAGCTGCAGAAGAACGGAAACACTTAATTTACAAACTGTATGCTGCTCTTTTGACTAGCACAAAAGGCGAGACCCCTGAGTACTTGGCTACACGTGCAATTTTGGCAGCAGACACAATAATTAAGAAGCTATGAAGCGATTAACAGAAAAGCATACGTTGACACAAAAGCTACGGTTGTTAGAAGCATTTCTTACTGAGCACGAGCTTGAGATATTTGTAGTAAGTGGCAGGCTCTACATACGTGATGACGAGCATGAAGCAGAGTACATCGACGCTGAGTCCAAAGAAGCGTGCACTGAGCTACCGCATCTGACAGAAACAACATTACGTCAATAAAAGATTTGGAAAATGGCTAAAAAATTCGTAAATTGCTCCTATTGCGATGTGTACACTACTAACCCATGCAATTGGTTCAGCTCGTGGACATGTCCGAACAACAAAAAGGAAACGCTAATCGAGTATTTACAAAATCTGCAAATATGCGACACGACTCACGTTCAATGGCAAACTATCTACGCGCCCACACGAATATATCTAGCGAAGCGTTGCGCGTGCTGTGCAAATTGCACGAACGCGACGACATAAATACATGGTTCACTGCAGCATATAGCTCATATACGTTTTCATTTGAGCTACAATTGCCGCTAGAACATAAGCTGTATAATTTGCTATGTGAGAAAACACCTTTAAGGCATAAAGACTTCGAGTCTTTAGGCTTGAGTGTTAACACAGAGCTAGCTATAATCGAAATCATGCGGCTTGGCGCTGAGCTTAAGACTGCATTTGCTTCAGATCATTTAACACTTACAATTGAGTACAATGGCTAACGAAAATTCAAAGCATGCTGGGTTCGAGCCGCGTCCGCACGCAAAAAAGTTCGACGGGCTGCGAGAGTACATTGCGTTCACTCGCACTACAGCTATCTACCCTCGCAAGATGGCATTTCTGGACGATGTTGTGTCTACAGAACCTGGTTTTACTACTGGGCCCATGGACGGTGAGCATCTGTTCGTAGTCGACTTTGAAGCGGCTTACGCAACTCTGGGCCTTGTCGGCGAAGCTGGCGAGATTGCGAACAAAGTGAAGAAAGTATATCGTGACCATGATGGCATGATACCACCTGTGCTAGCAGAGGAGCTGGTACGTGAGTGTGGCGATATGTTCTATTATTTTGCACGCGTTCTGGACTGGCTTGGAGTAGACCCGCAGGAAGTTATTGACCAGAACATCAGCAAGCTGACGTCTCGCAAAGAGCGCAACGTGCTTAAAGGCTCCGGTGACACACGTTAAAAATGGATGCAAACTTACCATTTGAGGTTACTGATGTGTTTTGGATGACTGTAAAGGTCTGGGACGAGTATGATGTTATCGTACACCAGGGCGGTACAAGCTCATCCAAAACATATTCTATTTTGCAATGGCTCGTATTGAAAGCTGTTGAGAAGCGCCGCGTCATAACGGTCATAGGTCAGGATATACCTAACCTAAAGGCAGGTGCTATGCGAGACTTAGAGACTATAGTCGCAGAGTCTGAAGTTGTGCAAGGGTGGATTACTCGCGTGCATCGTTCGGAGTTTCGCTGGGAGTTTTTTAATGGCTCCATAATGGAGTTTAAATCCTATAAGGATGGGCAGGATGCTAAATCAGGCAAGCGCGACATATCATTCTTCAATGAAGCTAATGGTATCCTGCATGAAGTTTATGAAGAAATTGCAGTTCGTACAAAAGAGAAAGTGCTTCTTGACTTTAATGCTAACGCTGCTTTCTGGGTACACAAAAAGCTGCTTGGCGAACCAGGAGTTATTCGTTTGATTACGAACTATCGCCATAATCAGAAGATACCACCTAAAACGTTAAAGAAGATTCTACGTTATCGCTTGACTAATGAGCATCGCTGGCGTGTTTATGGTTTAGGGCTTACTGGGCAAGTGGAAGGCATCATATTTCCTAACGTAGAATGGATAAAAGAAACAGAGTTCCCGTCAATTGACAAATTGCAGAAGTTCGGCTACGGCTTGGACTATGGATATGCAAATGACCCACTTGCGCTTATAAGAGCTGGTATGTTTAATGGAAATGTATATGCGCAAGGTATGTTATATGGTACTGGCATAAGACTAGAAGAGATTGTACAAGCTCTTGAAACATGGCAAGTTAGCATTTACGACGAAATTGCTATGGACTCTACGCAAGCTGCTGAGCAGGCAGAACTTCTTGCAGAAGAGCATCGTTACAATATAATAACAGCAAATCGTAGAGGTGGCTCAATCAATTCAGGCATAGGCTTATTGCTAGAGCAACCATTAATGATCGTGCACGACGAAGACTGGATTGCTGAGCAAGAGAACTACAAGTGGGTTACTAAGCGTGGTGAAACTTTACCACGGCCTGTAGACAAATACAATCACTACTGGGACGCACTACGCTACTGGGCTTTAGAAAAGCTAGGCGAACCAGAATTATCTGACTATAAACCAAGTGCTCATGCCGTTTGAACCGTATTACGAACAATTCGATGATAGCTCTAAAAGTGCCATTAAAAGACAGCTAGATAAAGCATCAAGCGAATGGGGCATTACAAGCGATGTAGACCCAGAAGGCTTAGGTGCACACGCTGCTGAGCCTGATGTTGTGCATGAAGGCATAGAGCTTACAGAGTTTGACAAATGGTATAACGAAGCTACGCAGCTTGTGCTTAAGATGCAGCAGCATCCATTTGCAGACTATCGTAAAAACAAATGGAAAAAGAAGCGCGGAGTTTGGTTACAAATGTACAATGAAGGCGCTACACCAGCTCAAGCTGCAAATTTGTGGGGCCTAAACCATCAAAAACCATTAAGATGAAACACTTTATGCTCTGTGTATGTCTGCTTATGCTATGTAGCTGCAAAAGTAACTATTATTCAAAGCAGTACTTTAATCGCACTGTGCGGCATGCTTCGCCTGAGCTAAGATTGCAGATGCGAGACGTTATCGACTGTCTATGGACTAATTATGCAGAACAAGGATATTCTGATACAGAAATATTTGGAAAATTGTGCAAAGAGGTTTATATTGCGGAATTAAATATGTATAACGCAATTAAAACTTCACCTTATGAAACTGTATCTCATGCTTATGCTGTTTTTGGCAGCACTCGTATCATGCAATACAAGCACATCCGGCCCTAATGTAGCTTCTGCACCAACAGCTGTAGACACTCTGCAAGCAAACAAAGACACGCTGGTCACGCAAGTGCGAGCTTTGTATAAAGCTGCAAAGCAATTGCAAGCTACAAAGCAAACTTTTGAAGAGCGCATCTTGCGTGACTCCTTCCTGCTGTCTAAAAGGCCACTTCTTCACACAGTAAAATTTCGCGTGATTCAGGATGCAATCCAGTGCGATTCGTCTGCGACAGCCTCGCGAAACACAATCGTCTTTGACTTACCCGTTGACTTACACTTTTACGACAAATGCTCTGTAGGCCAGGTCATAGCAGCTGACATGGACCTTGGCCAGGGCTTTACGTTCTCCGGCGAGCTCGAAGGGTGGTCGATCATTATCGTTGACAAGAAAATCCTTACTAAGAATGACTAGCCTAGCAAGCATACTCAAAGAAAAGCGTAGTAGCTTTGCAAATGAGCTTGTGTACAATGTAGCGCTTGCACATGCAGAGCTCGAAGAGCAATACACGCAAGCTCGCCAGGGCAATGTGCTCGTAGGTCATTTCATTGGGCTAGCGCAAACGTTCACAACAGATTCTACAGTGCTGCTCGAAGCGCTACAGGAGTACGATAAGCGTATTGCTGCTGCAGCCGCAATGGCAAAGCCTAATGTAAGCAGGCTCACTCGCGTTGTAGATCGCAATCCAGGCAACACTCGCTCAGCTTTGTCTGGCACTAACAGCGATCCAGGCTGTAGAACTTGCGGAAAGGCTAAAGAGCAGTCGGCCAGCGTGCGTGCCAGTAAAGAAGCAGCAGAGGACTGGGGCTTCACTCCTAAAACTACTGATGACGTGTTAAAAGAGTTCGGAGGTGATCTTGAGTCTCTGCAAGAGTTCACTAAAGCTTACGACATTGACGTAGGTAAGTGCAAAACTCCAGACTGCATTGCTGCAAAGATACTCGAAGCTCATGAAGCTAAGAATTAAGCACGGCTCACGCGAGCTAGCACTAGACGTACCTTTAAGTATCGACGAGCTAACGTTTGAGACAGTCATAGACTTCAAAGCTGCTCGTGAACGATACTTAAAGGAGTCTGTGTTACCCGAATTGGAGGAAGGCGAAGAGCATTCTTACACTACATTAGTAGGCAGCCTTGAAAAAGTGCTTGCTCATAAGCTAAATGCAATCAAGCTTGTATGCTCTGGGCCTATACACATACTACCTTGGTCGCTTGAGGGTGATGGCGATCTAATAGGCGAGAACTTTCAGCTTAACTTAGGCGATGAGCTATCTTTAGATAGACTATATGCGCATATAGTTAACATGATTGAACTGTATGAACCTACAGTTGTACCTGCGGACTTCTCTATTGTACATCATGGTGTAAAATACACAATTGACCCGCGTGAAGCCTTTAACACGCTCATGGGTGTGTCTTACACAGCTGGCGAAGCGCTTACTATTCTTGAATTACGACGGCAAGCATATAAAGTTATAGACGAAAAGGGTGACTTGGATGGCAATCTCGCATTTAACCTTGGCATTCGCGAAGTATGCCTGCTTTTGCGCGAGCCTGGTGTTGAGGTGCCCGCATTTAAGGCAGAGCGCAATGCTTTCATAGATGCACATGCGCCTAAGTTCCGCGATCTGTCCTACGACATTGTTCTTAACATCAGATTTTTTTTTCTGTTTACTATTCAAAAATACGCGAGAACAAAACTTATCAGTTCTTTTTTGAAGGCACAGGTAGACAAGGAAAAGATGCTGCAGAAAACAAAGCGATACTAGAAGCTGAAGCGAAAATGAAGAAAGTTTTTGCAATAGTAGGCTGGGACATATATTACGACTACGCAATGGAGCAAGGCTGGTATGAAGGCCTGCGTAGAAGCAAATTTGAGAGTGTATTTTACGCTGATTTTGAAGATTTAGTTTATAGGCTTAACAACTTAATAGTGATGTCATGAATATAACACACGACGAGATAATTTCTGTGTTTCGCAAACTAGCACAATATACTCCTATATCCCAGCGCATAAACGCATTCACAGTAGTTGATGAAGGCAAGTATTTTACGAGCGACGCTTTAGTACGTAGCTACGAGGATTATAAGCTAGGCTACTACTGGTCACGTGACTGGGAGCTCAGTGGTGCTGATCCGTCCACTATGCGCAAGGAGTGGCCAGTGCTGGGAGTAGAGCACAAAGTTTCACATATTACGGATATTGGCAAGAACAGCCAGCTTGAGGACTGGTGGGTAATTGTTGGTGATGTGCCTAATCGGCTTACTCAAGAAGCTCGCAGAACTATCTTTGAAGTGGATAAAGCAGTGCATGATTTAATGCGCTACGTACTATTTAGCTTGAAGCAATTTGAGCGTGCTAGCGTTCTTGTAGATAGTTTATACTACACAGTGTGGGACACACACGCAAGGTTAGTGTATTTGAGAGACAAAGGTGTAATACAGAGCTTTACAATGCAAAGCATGACATTCTATGATATGCTGTTTGCTCATGGCGGCTCTATTACTCCTGTACGCTCTGGGTTTGCATCAGATGCGCGTGTAGCTGCTTACAAATTGCAGATACCTACGTGTATTACAGACGTGCCTGCATTGGACGTAACATACTTACCAACTGCAAAAGCTGCAATTTCTAACTGTAATAACTGCTAAATATGCAATTTCGTAAAGTTGAAAAACAAACGCCATTAAGCTTTACTAAGCTTGTACAATGGTTTCCAGACACACATGGTTTTAAAGGCGCCCAGTTTCAGGGCACTAATAAAGCAGACACGCACCTTGTCTACCACATAAAGGGCTCTTCGATACAGGTCGACGACAATATGCTCGATGAGTTCTTTGCTGCACATGGTATAGCTGTATGCTTTGAAGGCACTGCAGACTTGCAAAATCGCTGCAGCTTCAAAGTAGCATACTACATAGGTGCGTATGGCAAGAAGTATCATGTACCAGGTTCATATAACAAACTTAGCTCTGCAAAAACAGCTCTATATAAAGCGTGTTTTCGCGAGCTCGAAAAAATACTGACAAATGCTGGAGCAAGTATTGGTTAGCGTATTGTTTACTGTAGGTTTTGCTATACGCAACTCTTATCAGTTTCGTGAAAATGCTGCACGTAATGCTAAAGACTTTACAAAGGCTTCGCATTACAATAGTTTGTGGCATTTTGCACAGGCAGGTGTGCAGCTTGTTGTTATTTATACAATTGCACGCTATGATGGCTACACAATGGAGGCTTTTGTTAAAGGCACATTGTTTGCAGGCATATTTTGGCTGCTCTTCGATGGCATTGTGAATACGCTAGGATTGCAGAGAAGCTTTTTCTATGTAGGTCAGACAGCTGCAATTGACAAGTTCTTTAGGCGTGTCGCACCGAACCGCACATCGCGAGCAATGGCGATAGCTAAGATATTCTTTGTCGTTATGCCTATCATTATCTTGGTCACACTCTTTAATCCTTATAAAGATGATAAGAAAAGGATCGCAGGCTCGAAATAAAGGACCGCAGGCTACAAAATTTTGGCGTGTCTATCTATTCTCATTAATGATAATCGCCACAGTGCTTAGTTTTCTTAGCTTCTGCGCTTACGGCTTGTACTTGCTCTATGCTTTTGACAAGCTCCTCGGCGCTTTTGCTATACTCACTGTGTTATTTGCAATATTATCGCTCATAACATTCAACGAAGATGCCATACGAAGAAATACGGTTTCGCCTGGACAAAGCAGCGACGAATCTGGTGAACCTAATTCGTGAAGAGCTTATTGCAGAAGGCCATGATGCATCTGGCGAATTAGTTAACTCTATGAGCTATACTATAACAGTTACGTCTGAGCGAGTATTTGCAGAGGTGCGTATACTTGATTATGCGCTAATACTAGATGCAGGTGTTCCGGCTAGTAGTGTTCCTTTCAGTGCTGATGAGCTAGGTAGACGTGGAGGCACTAGTGCGTATATTGCAGGCTTGCTTGACTGGATGGGCGATATAGGTATTGTAGGCGAACAAGAGAAGCTTGGTTTTGCAATGCGAATAGCTCGTGCAGCTGCTACTGAAGGCCACCCAACATCTGGTGCCTATGCTTTTACAAGCAATGGCAGACGAACTGGTTGGATTGAAGAAATTGTGCAAACAACTGCACCATCTATGGAACGTGATCTGGACATACCAGGTATAGTACGCAGAGCATACGATAGACTTACAGAACGTTTGGCTAAGCTCTTTGGCAAAAGGTAATAATGTGCACTTTTTTGCATTGTAGGCTAGCAAGTATAGCATATAAACTAGTTTTTATTCTTATATTGCATAATGGCCACCCGTATAATAGCTTTCGAGATTGAAGTTGACGGTGTAACTCGTGTCATTGATAGCTTTGAAAAGCTTGAGAGTGTTGTAGGTGATGTTAGTAAGCTTTTTAGGCAGTCTGATTTCGGCACCGACACATATAGGGCGCTCAATAAGGAACTTGGGCGCCTTAAGCAGCTTCAGATAGATGGTAGAGCTGAAATACGCAAAAGTGCACGTGAAAGTGTCATAGCCGCAGACAGTGGCCGACGCAGTTATGAAGCACTAAATGCGCAGCTTGTTAATTTACGTAATCAGTACAGGCAATTGTCAGAAGCTGAGCGCAATGCAATTGGTGGCGCAAAGCTACGCAATGAAATAAATGCGCTAGATAAAGAGCTAAAGAAGATTGACAAGTCCATAGGTTTGTATCAGCGTAACATAGGTGCTTACGGCCAAGCATTCAAGAGCTTAGGCGATATTGTTACAGCTGGTATCATTACAGGCGGAGTAACACGAGCTATAGAAGTTGCTGCAGCGGCAATACAAGACGCAGTGCTTGTAACAGCTGACTTCAATCGACAAATGGGCATAGTAAAGCAAGTGTCTGGTGCTACAGCTCAGGAATGGGATATGTTAACAACACTTGCACGAGACTTAGGAGCTAGCACAGAATTTACAGCATCACAAGTTGCACAGCTAGAGATAGAATACTCAAAACTCGGCTTTTCAGCTAAGCAGATTGAAGAGCTACTGCCTGCATCTTTGAATGCTGCTACAGTGTCTGGTGAAAGCCTAGGCCGTACAGCAGAAGTTGTTGGTGCTACAGTTCGTGCTTTTGGCCTTGAGGCTAGCGAAACAGGCAGAGTTGTTGATGTTTTGGCTAAAACTTTTGCCAGCTCTGCACTTGATTTATCCAAGTGGGACACTGCAGTATCGCAAGTAGGCGCTGTGTCTGTAGCGACTGGTAAAGAGATTGAAGAAATAGCAGCTTTGCTTGGCGTGCTTGCAAATAGCGGCTTTGATGCGTCTGTTGCATCTACATCTTTACGTAACATATTCTTAGAGACTGCACAAGAGGGCATAACATTAGAGGAAGCTTTGGACGATGTTGCTGGTGCAGAAAACTCGCTAGTGCGTGCTTTTGAATTGTTTGGAAAACGTGGAGCTGCTGCCGCTGTTGCATTATCACGCCAGCGTGAAGAGGCAGCTCGCTTGAATGCTGTCATAGAGGACTCCGAAGGATTTGCAAAGCGTTCTGCAGAAGCTATACGCCAAGACTTACGTGGCGCGCTTGATTCTGCATTATCTGCAGTTGAAGCATTGCAAATATCGTTTGTGTCTACATTCGGCGATGCGTTAACTAATGGTATTAATAATTTTGCTACATTAGTAAGGCTTATAGCTGGCTTAATCAGTGGCAGCGAAGAAGCAACTAAGCAATTTGCTGCACTTAAGCGAGAGTTTGTAACATTCTTGCCTTTAGTTGCTAGTTTTGCAGTTGCTCTAGGTATACTAAACTTCCAGTTATTAGCTGCTGCATTGCGTGCGTTACCTGCGTATATACTGCAGACACGCTTAGCGGCTATTGCAAGCAGAGGTTTTGCGCTTGCATCTGCTGCATTGACAGTTGTATTAAATGCCAATCCTTTTGTGCTCGCTGCTTCAGCTATAGCACTTATAATAGGAGCATTAACAACAGCTTATCAGCGTTCTGAAACATTTCGTGCTACTTTGTCAGCACTTGCAAGTGTTGCTTCAGAGTTCTTCAAGATAATTAAAGAGTCTGTAGGTGGATTTGTAACAGCATTCACAGAATTAGCAAAAGGTAATTTTCAAAATGCTGCTGAAGCATTCTCAAAGTCCTTTGTTGCTGCTAATCCTGTGCAACTGTTTGCTTCTGAAGGTGGCAGACTTGCAAAGGCTTATGCCGAAGGCTATCAGGCAGAACTTGAGCGTAGTGGTGAGTTTGCTGTAGATGCTACAGGCCCTGGAGGCGAGAGTATAGGTGTAGATGCAGTGTCTGGAGCTGCTGTTACTGCTACTTCAAATACAAGCAATGTAACTGCAGAAGAGCTACAAAGGCAAGTTGAGGAATTAGCAAAAGAGCTTGGCGAAGGTGGTGAACAAGCTGGCGAAGACCTTATGGGAGGCGTAGGCGAAGGTGTAGACAAAGCAACTGTAGAAACTATAAGCAAACTAAAGAAGCAAAAGCAAAAGCTAAAGAAAGAGCTAGCAGGCCTTGACACTGACTCTGCAGAGTTTGCTAAAGTAAGAAGTGAATTAGTAGAGGTAACTCGTAGATTAAATGAGCTTAATGTAACTTCGCGCAATGTAGGCGACAGGAAAGTAGCTGTAGGCTTTGAGCGTTTAACTGAGCTGCAGAGCTCACTAGCGTCTAGCATAAAAGATGCAATTGCTGCAGGCGAGCCTTACGATGATCTTTTAGCGAGTTATGCAGATGTAACTCAGCGTGTAAACGATGCTAACTCGGAGTTCGAGCAAGCTATGGAGTCCATTGCAGACAAGACTGGCCCAGCAACTACGTCTGTGTCTGCTCTGCGTGATGCTGTTAGGTTGCTGCAAACAGCATTGGAAGAATCCGACGGCACAAATGTAGAGCAACTAACTAATGATCTTGTAGCTGCAGAGGAAAAGTTAAAGGCCGCAGAGGACGCAATCGAAAGAGCTCGTATACGCGCAACTGAGCCTAGCCGCACAGGTGTGCTAGAGACAGACATAGAGGACGCACTACAGTCGATAGATACAAGAGAGCAACAGAGATTGCAATCGCTAGAGCGCTTAAAGCTAGCGGAAGATGACTTAGCGCAAGCTCGTAAGCAGATTGAGCTTGAAACAGACATTGAGATTGCAGAGCAAAGGTTGCTATTATACAGAGAGGGTAGTGCAGAAGCCATAGAGCTAGAACGGCAAATAGCTGCTGCACGTCAAGAGCTTGCAGATTTAGGCGTTGAAGGCGCCGTGCGTAATTCACTTGAAGCTATAGAGCTGCAAAAAGAACGTCGCATAGCTGCTATAAATGCTATAATTACTAATGAGAAGCAGGCTGAAGCAGAGATTGAAGCAATACGTACTGAAGCGAATCTTGAAGCATTGCGTGTAAGGCTAAATAACGAGGAACTCACAGAGCGCCAGCGTTTAGCTTTGAAGAACGAAATTGCAGAGCAGGAAATTCAGCTAGAAAAAGATAAGCTTGATGCAATTAAGCAAGCTAATATACTACTGAACCAAGAGTTACAAGATAGGCTTGAGGCAGGGCTCGAGTCACTTGAGACTATTGTTAATGTTGTAGAAAATAGCACTGAAGCACGCGCAAACAGAGAAGTTGCTGCAATTGAAAGCAGATACGCGCGTGAAATAGAACTAGCAGAAGGTAATAAGGAGCGCATAACTGCTTTAGAGGAAGAACGCGATAAGCAAGTGGAAGAAATCGAGCGTGCTCAATTCGAGCGTGCTAAGCGTTTGCAAATTGCGTCTGCTTTAATATCGCAAGCACAAGGTATTGTTAATATTCTATCAGCGCCGACAACTATACCCGACCCACTCGGGCGTGTCTATAAAGGTGTGCAAATTGCTTTGCTGCTTGCGCAGACAGCTTCTCAAATATCCAAGATTTCTTCGCAGTCATTTGCAGGTGGCGGTTTCACAGGCAGTGGCGAAGGTAAGCCTGACCACACAGGGCATAGACCTGTGGGTGTAGTGCATGAGCATGAGTATGTAGTGCCTAAAGACGTGTTAATGAGTTATAGAGGCGCGCAACTAGTTGCACAACTAGAAATGCTACGCCGCAGACGTGCTCGGCCCGGCGCAAGCTCAGCTCGAGGCTACGTTGATGGAGGCTTAGCAATCGCAGCTGCTAATCCAGTTCTACCTGGTGCAGGCGGAGGAGCAGGTATACTTACAGTACGTGCAGAGGCAGAAATTTCAGAAAGCTCGATAACTAAGATTGCAGAAGCAGTTAGCAATGCTACACAGCAAGGCTCACGCTTGGGTATAATTGAAGGAGCTGAAGATCGCAATAGACTTGCAGAAAGGCAGCAATTATTAGATAATACATCATCGTCATAATGGCTACTGTAAACTTAATTAGCGTACCATCCGGTGTTTCACCATTGAACTGTGCAGTGTACACTGTGGAGCTGCTAAATCCTGTAACAGGCACAGTGACTACTAAGCTAGCATACAAAATAGGGCTTATATCTGGTGGTGCGCCTGCTGGCGATCTTACTGATGTTGGTATTATACCATATCTGGGCCAGCAGTTGGACATTAATGTGGGCATACTTGTTGATGCACTAGTGGATACACCTTTGCCTGACCCTAACGCATTAGGTTTACAATCGCTTGCAGGCTTTGGCGCAGAGATAAACATACAACTCGGTAGACTTGAGCAAGATAGTGCATCATGCGACTCTACATTAACGTTTGATATTAATAGTGCCAGTACTATAGTTATAAACAGCATATTGCCAATATATATGGACGGCGACTACTTTGGCCCTCCTGGCGGAGGCACTCGCTATGGTGCTGTCTTAACTGCTCGACCTTACAGGTACACTATTTGCCAAGACCAATTCGACTTCATATATGTGTATAGGCCCTTAACTGGCAGTGCTGGGCCTATCAATGCTACATACAGAGCTTACAATAAAGCTAATGTGCTTATATCGACTACTGCTACAAGCATACCTGCAAACGATACAGCTGTTACAGCTATACCTGCAGGCGCTTTGAACTTCCCAGGCGTTGTGCCTAATCCATTCGAGATACATACTATTGAGATAGACATCACTGGCGCAGGCTTAGCAGAAGAAAAGATTTATAGCATCGCAGTGCGCGGATGTGGATATAATGATTTTGATGAAGCCACGCTTTACCTGTTAGAGCCTATTGGCGGATATTCGTCGATCAAAGGAAAGATTCAATTTGGTGTCGCGCGTTCAGGAGGCTTGATTAGAAAAGGGTATAGCTGCGGAGCATCTGGTGATACTAAATTGCTTGCAGGTGGTGTTAGGCGTGCGGGTTCGTCTGCTCATAGAACTTTCACACTGACTGCAAAAGTGCCTGTAAGGCAACATGAACATGTGCCTTGGTTAGAGAGCATGTTTGCTGCTAACGCAGGTGGCATATTTTATCTTGGCAGAATGTACCCTATAGCTCTTGCTGACTTTGACGTAACTGTTACAGAGATAGATGCTGTAGCTACGTTTGAAGTTACAGGCAGATTTGGTTATTCGCTAATGGGGCAAAACGTTAAGTAATGGCGGACACTATAATAGTACATGACTTACCTGCAAATACACCAGCGCCATTCTACGGAGGCGGCAATAACGTTACGCTTGATGTATACGACAATTTTGCTTTTAGTAGAACACGCAAACGCGAGGAGTACACTCAGCTTGATAAAATACAAGGCGCAGGCGTTCTAGGCTTTGACATACCATATACACCTAAGAACACATTCTTACTGCAGCGTTTTGTAGCGCCTAATGTGCTAGACAATGATTACTTACCTCTGCGTATCACAGCTTTGTCTGGTGGCGAAGCATTACCGCAAACTCTTCTGTTTGTTGTTCGTACAGACGATGCAAAAAGGCAGTTTTCAATAGAGATAAGTGACTCTGACGAGTTTTGGAAAAAGCAAGCTGAAGCTTTAAGGTTATGCGACATTGATCTTGGGCAGTATTTGTTTAATAAAGCTGCAATAGAAGCTGGTTGGGCAAATACTAACTGGCGAACTAATGGTAATATTCCAGTGCAAGTGCCACCTGCGCATTTTGGTAAAATTTACAATGGCATTGAAGGCCCATTTGTAATAACTGACTGGCGGCCATGGATAAGTCTGCCTGCTATACTTGAAGCAGGCTTTTGCCAGATGAATTGGACATTTGAGTCGCCTTTGCAAGAGAACGACTGGTGGTGCAAGCTATATTTATACATACTTGCAAAAGACTTTTATAAAGCGCCGCAAAAAGTAGATGACTACTACTTTCATGCTACTAAGCTGCCTACGATATATAGCTGGGACGATTTTACACCGCCAAATCAGGACCCGCAAAACTATTTTGATGCTGCTAACGGTGTATATACCAATAAAAACGAAGACCCTATACAGTTGAGCTTTTGCTTTGAAGCTATTTATGATACTAATTGTATAGGTATTACGCCTACTCAAGACTATTGGATAAAGTGGTATCTAGCATTACGCGACCCAGATGATGTAGTTATAGAATGGTATAATGGCTATCAATATTTAGTGCCTGCTGGTCCGCAAAGTCTAACTTTTGAGTTTTGTACAGAGCTCATAGAGATACCGCCCGACTGGGATGTAATTCTATATTCTGCTATAGGTCCAGAATTTAGTAACATAGCAGGGCTGGGCCCAAACGACTTTCAGGTAGCTGTGTGCGAAGGTACGACATGGGAAGCTAGGCTTGATGGCGAAATGTTATATCCTGGAGCTACGATACAGGTTGGTAATTTACTAACATGCGATAAAACTTTCCTTGATTTACTAGAAGGCTTAGCGCATTTTGGCTTGCTATTCGATACTAACCATGGCGAGCGTATAGTTACAATGTGGCCGCCGGAAACAACGGATATACATGGCAGTGATGTTGAAGGCTTTTTGCTTGATGGTAGTTTAGCTGTTGCATTATCTGATGCATTAGAGATTGTGCCAGAGTCTGAAAAGAAAGAGCTGCCACGTGAGCGCACAACGCGCTTTATACGTTATGAGTTCAAAGACTCAAAGGATGACTTTATTCGTATACAGAAATTGCCGGACGACAGACCACCTTTTTACAGACTTGTAGACTTAGGCCCTGGGTTGAAAAACCAGCTGCGTAGATCGCGCAATAAGTTCTTTGCAGCTACACTTAATATAGAGCATGCATTAGTTACACTGCCTGCTTTGTGGGACAATAGCGATGGCAGATATTCTTTCGATATTGACCCACGTATAATATACTTTGAGGGGCTTGTCGAGCAAGTGAATAGTCTTGGTGAGCCAATTTACTTTAACTACAATTCTGTAGCTGCTCTAGGCGATAACATACCAACATCAGGTCAGGTTATAACAAAACTTGTTAATGACGGTAGTGGTGTGCGTAAAATAGAGCAAAACATAGCGTATGGTTACAAGCGCTATGACATCTACACGATGTTTTTGCGCTATTCGCAAGAGTTGCAGTTAGCTGTGCCAGACATAGAATATTTAATGCACGTAAATCATGCACTTAATAGAGCTATGACTTTTCGTGTACCTTTAGCAATACAGTATAAGCATTATGCTTATATGGCGTTGCTATTAGAAATGAATGACTATAGGGCAGGCACACGTTTAAGCACACCAGTAGTTGTAAGGCCTCTTGCACAACGTACAGACTTTCCGTGCGCTACACTTTGCTCCTATGATATTATTGCACCTAACAAATATATACTTGATATCGTAATGGAAGATGGCAGGAATCTAAGAACTCTACAAGTTTTCTCATTCCCATACGATGTTACAGACCCAGATCAATTGACTGCTTTGCAAGATGAGCTGGATGCATGGCTTGCTATTGAGGACTCTGTAGCTAATCATACAGTTGCAGTAAGTGCAGGTACGTCAATAACTATAACTAACACAGATCAGCTTTTCTACTCTGTAGTTACAAATGCTGTTGCTAACTTATTAGGCTCAACTGAAACATTATTTAATAAAGTTTGTAACTAATGTGGCAATTTAATGCAATACCTACTGTGTTATATGCTAATGTGCGTAAAGCAATAGCAGAGAACAATGTACGCTACTTGCGCGACATTACAATACGCTATGGAGTGCGTAATGGCGCTAAGTGTAATTGTGGTTCAGACACTGATTTATTACATAGCTATAAAACTGCAAACGAAGATGGCAAATTTACCGTGCAAATCCATAGCACAACGACATGAGTATATTGTTAAGTTTTACAATAGAGTTGCATTAGCAAATGTAGCTACTGTTGAAGAGATTCCGCAAGAGTCGCTTGTGTTTTTGTGCAGACTCAGTTATAAGTCATTAGTAGAGCCTTTTGTAAAAGACTATATTTTGGAAGGTAAGTCTATGGACAGAATAGCACGCATTACAGGTCTTACTAAACATCAAGTTAGAGGCATAGGCACTAGAGCACTTATGTATGCAAAATAGTGCATAAAAAGTATGCTATAATTACATTAAATTAGTTTTTTGTGTTATATTGCAAAATAATTCAACAAGATGCCGCAATTAGACTTACGCTTCAATAAAGCTATAGAGCAATTCATAGCTACTGGCACATTCTTAATTGACGAAGACTGGGCTATAGAGCAATATGCTCAGTACTTGAATGAGATTATGCTGGTTACTTCTGGTGTGCCCTACAGCGAATTGGGCATTAAGGAACGTAAAGTTGCAGCTCAAACAACTTTCGCTTTCTTGCAAAATGGTAGCATTTTGCAGTATTCAGAAGATGAGCTTGATGGTCAAGGCGTAGGCAAAGAACCACGAGTTGCAGTAATGCGTTTGAATGGTGTAATGCGTAGCCAAGATTCACTCTCTACACAAGGCATGCAGAGCAAAGCAGACGAAGTGTACTCTCTGAATGCTCGCCCAGAAATAGCAGGCCTAGTATTGGAAGTTAACTCAGGCGGTGGCGAAGCGCTTGCTGCAACTATATTGCAGACAGCGCTTAAGCATTTTTCAAAGCCTCTGTATGTAGTTAATCATTTTAGTGGTTCTGCTGCAGTAAAAGCTAGTTTGCCTGCTAAAGGCATCTATATGTCGTCTGAGTCGAGTCGCATGGGCTCTATCGGCTCTATGATGCAAATCAGCAATGAAGCATTACGCACACTGCGTGAAGAGTACACAACAATTTACTCTAATGCATCAGTTGATAAAAACGCAGCATTGCGGCAATTGCTTAAAGGCAAAACAGACTTGCTAGTTAAAGAACTGGACGAGTCTGCAGTGCAATTCCAGAATGAAGTTAAGCTCTATCGTAATTTAGCTCCTGACTTAGTGGAGTCTACACTTGCTGGTGGAGTATTTTATACACAAGACGCAATCAAAAGAGGCCTTGCAGATGGTGTTATGAATCCCTACGAGGCTGTTGACAACATCTTATCACAACTAAAATCTGACACGATGTCTAGCACAAACACAGGCGCACCTACGTTTTTTCAGCGCCTTACCACGCAGCTTCAGCGGGCCTTCAATATCACTGTGCCCGAAAATGCGACCGAAGAGCAGGTGCTGCAAATGCTCGAAGCTCAACCTGCAATTGATGCGCAGATCAGCAATGCTGTAGAAGCGCAAACAATGCAATTGCGTTCAGCTCTTACAGCAGCACAAACCGATATTGCGAGTCTGCAGCAGCAGCTTGCAGATGTGCAAAACGTTTCCGCAACAACGGAAGCGCTTAGCGCACTGGAAGCACAGTTTGCAGATATGCAAAAAGCCATTGCAGAATTACAGGCAGGTCCGAATCCAGCCGGCGAGGACAACTCATTCGGTGAAAACTCCACAGTTGGCCAGTTTGCCAATCGCCTTTCCGCCTTCAGCGCAGCTGCCGGCGAATCGGAGTATTGATTCAAGCTGCATTCACTCATAACATTATTTAAAACAACAACTCAAAACGTTTCCTATGGCCACGTACAAGGTTACTCCGAGCTTCAATCGGATTACCAACCAAGCAACCTTTCCGGCGGATAGTGTGAATGCGTTTATGCGTGAAGAAATTTACGACAGCTTCAACTTCTATCAGTCGCAATTCGGCGTGTATAACTATATGCGTCTTACAGACGAGAAGAAATATGTCCTGCACACCATGCATGGTACTCCGCTTCTCTGGCAACCGCACAACAGCTGCTCTTGGGATGAAACCGGTTCTATCCGGATGGGCCGGCGTGAAATTACGCCTGTTAAAGCAAAGATCAACGAGCAGTTCTGTTACGACGAAATGTTCAACTCGGCATTCAAGCACTTCCTACAGTGGAACGGCCGTGGGCCTCTGAGCCTGAACGCAAACGGTATCGCAGTTATCAATGCGCTTTCACGCACTCTGGCAGAAAATGCCACACTCGGTGCGCATGTAACGCTGACTGCCGGCCAGATGTACGATGTTAGTGCAGTTACGTTCAATAGCCAAACTCCTGCCACTATCCGCGACTTGTTCGCTCGGACTATAGGCACTACTAAAGGCTGGCTCGAGCTACTGCGCACACAGGGCCTAGTGCCTGAGTACTCGCATCTCAATGTTTCCGGAGCAATCGACACGCTCAATGACATTAACGGCAAGCGCTACATCGGCGATCCCATCGTGCTTTTCGACAACCTGCGCGAAGCTGCTCCGTTCGACCTTAAGGCCTTCATGGACGAAGGTGGAGTTATTGGCAGCGCTTCTGGCGACTACACGCCTATTTTCCTGGTGTCCCTATCAGTCTATGCCGCAGTGGCAGAGAGCTATCGCAAGCAGTGCGTATCCGTTACCTGTATCAATCCGCGTTTGAGCCGTCGTGAGTTCACTCAGAACACCAACCGTGGTAATAAGCCTGTATATGTGTACTACATCGACGATGTGCCTGTTGTGCCGATCGCTGCAGTCAATCAGTACGATAAGTACCTTGAGGGCTCCACACACTTCGCAGGTATTGTGTCCTCTGGCAACATCAATCTCGGCGCCAGCTTCGACGAACTACCTGACGTTGGTACCGGCCGCAATGTAGGTATGCTGATGGAACTGGACACAAGCGCCAAGAACTACGGCAACTACTACTTCCTGGCCCATTCGTTGTTCGGCACTCACATCAGTGACACGAACTTCATTTCTGCCACACAAGTATATGCTGAATAAGCGTATATAGGAGCTGCAACATACAACATTTTTTAATCAGATAAATTCAGATAGCAATGATAAACGCATCAAAAGTATTTCTGCAAGTTCTGCTCGGAGTGTTTACTCTGGCACTATTGCAGAATGGCGACTTTACAACCGCTATGTTGCTTGGTGCATTGTCCGCGCCACTTGGAGCTCTGATGTTTGGTAGCAGCTCTACGCTCACTGCGTGTGTAACTACCTGCGCTACGGCCGACATCACAAGCTCTGACGAGTGTAACCTGCGCGGCGGTATGAAAACTGTGTACTGGTGCCAGTATGCAGACATCGACTGGGCAACAATGGCTGCAGACCCTCTGCAATTCAGCACTGCTAACCAGGAAATTCTGGACTACACTATGGTTGGCGCCGCAGTATTTAATAAGCTTACCTTCGACCGTAAGCAAGGCACCTATTCGTTTACTTACACGGAAGATGCCGGTGTTTACGAGCAAGTCATTACGATGATCTTTGAAGGCAAGTCTCGCGACATCCGTAACGCATTTGCCGGCGCTGTCGGATGCTGCAAGCTGATCTGCCATATCTTCGACAATAACTGCCTTGAGCGAGTTGTAGGTGTAGAGTGGGACGGCTCCACTTTCGAGCCCCAGGTAAAGACCTTGCGCATGACGCGCCATGCAGACGAATCCGGCGAGTTCGGCGCGTCAGTAGCACGCGACGAAATGGACATTGGCGGAGAGTCCATCACACCGCCTCTTTTTGCCAGTGTAGGCGAAACAAACATTCCTGTTTAACAATAAACGCATTAGGCAATAATTGTTTACAATGGAGAGTGCTAATTAAACTGAGCACTCTTCAATTTTTTAACATGTAAAACTTACAAACATGTACATTCTCACTCATAAGGCTAAGCAAAAGCCTGTACGTGTGCCAATGTTCGATGCTGCAGGTAACCGTACTCATCATGTCGCAGTAGGCGGCCCGATTGTTGTGCAGCGCGAAGGCCAAGAAGATGAAGTAATTCAAGAAGCAACTCAAGCAGAGCTGGAAGTGCTCTACATCGACAGGGGCCTTACGCACTTGATTCAATTTGTCGACGACAAAGCGAAGAAAGCAAAAGTAGAATAATAATCCGAGTAACAACCTGAAAGCACGCAAGCATGCTATTTGACTTTATATCACCAATTGTAGAAGCTTCCATTGATCGTGAGGAGCTTACTAGGCTGCTTAAGAAGTACTCTATTATGCCGTATTACGGTACTAATGAGTCTAGCAGCCATAGCATGTTGCAATTGTTGCATGATCTTGCAGAAGTGTGCCCGAGCCACAATGCGTGCAAGGTTGACGTTTATAAATACACATTCGGTAGCTCTTTGGATATTGTGCGCAGACCTGAGCCTGGGTTTGCTGATGACTTTGAGCAAGAGCAACTTGAGCGTGCAGAGAAACTGGCCTTTATAAAATGGTTGCGCAGCATAGGCATCACCATGATTCAGATACATGGGCTGCTCAAAGATTTAGCTAGCTCATTAGATGACTCTGGTAATGCCTATCTCGCAATACGTATTGACTACTTCGGCAATAAGCCTATTGTTACACTTAAGCAATGGGATTTTCGATATGCAGCTTATTTAGCTACTAAGCCACTTGAATCGCCGTGGATAGTTTGTACTACAAAATGGGATGAGCAATACTGGCGTGACAATCCGCCATCACTATATACTGCATCAGAGCTACACAAGCCTTTTAATTGGCGGCAGCTGCGCAGAGGTAAAACTTACGAAACAATAGTGCATTTCCACACTAATCGTAAGCCTAACGCTGTTTATGGGCGACCTGCTATACTGTCTGCTATGAACTGGATGTACACAGAATATATGCTCGGTGATTTAGCAGGTAAAACATCCGGCACAGAGTTTGTATCTAAGTATGTGTTTTTATTTGAGGAAATTGACCCTAAGCGTTTTGCAGGTACACCAACAGAAAAAGACGCAGCATTCAAAATACGCATGAACGAGCTGCGGACACTTACAACTGTTGAAGGCCATCAGCCAAAGGGTTTTGCAGGGCTCGACTATCCGTTTAAAGGCAATAAGCCTGAGCTGCTTAAGCTTGATGTCAACAGAGACACTAAGCATTTGCAATTTTTGTCTGACACAGCAGCTGCTGAAATCTATCAGCTGTGGCAATGGGACAGGCAATTAACTGGCTTCAGTTTGGCACATGCTAACTTGGGCGGCAACATTATTATAGATGCGTTCACTACACGTAACATAAGCACTGTTGAGCCTAGGCAAGCATACTGGGAAAATGCGTTTGCACATATATTCCAGCAAATAGCAGATGTTGTTGCGCCAAGGCAAGAGGTTCATACGATTCAATGTCCTAATTTGATCGACCGTCTCGTTGAAGCCCTGGCGAAACAATCAGGCTCTACTACGCCTATATCGCAAGTTGGCAGAAGCAATAGCCCAGTGAAGGCTGGCAATTTGGAAGATAACACAAGCGAGGAAGATGAATAACGGCTTTATAAACGCATACGACATCATCACTTACGGTGCATTGTCGCCAGACTTCTACAAAGTGCCTACACGCGCATTGTTTCGCACAGAGCAGTACTTGTTTAACAAGTACATAGGCAAAGATTTGTATACAGATATGCGTAATGCACTTGCTGATTATTCTTCAGCTGCAGCATACGACAATACAACAGCATATACTATAGGCACAGTTGTAAAATACAATGGTATATACTACAAGTGCAAGAGCCCGTCTACTGGTAATATACCAACGGACACAACATACTGGGAGCTTGCACCGCGCTTTACAAATATACATTACGAAGAGCTGTGGTGCCTATATCTTGCTGAGTACATAACTTGGCGAGTTTTGGCAGATCAACTGCCTACTATAGTAACTGAGCTCGGAGCAAGCGGTGCGACAAAGGCATTTGGTGCACACTTCAGGCCCGCAGACGATAGTGCAGTACGCGATCTACAAAAAGCATACTTTAAAAGGGCTCAAGAGACATGGTACAACATGGAGTACTACATATTCAGTCATGCTGAAGTTGCTGGTGTTTTCAAAAATTTTAAGCCAATACTGGATAGTGGCACTTCTGACTATACTAAGCTTGAGCCTAAATCTGCAAACGACAGCAATTATGGCTACAGTGTTGGATAAAGCAAAATCATGGGCAGCTCGTAAGATTCTAAATGCTGTATTAGTTGGTGCTAAAACAGTTCCATTAGATCAAGCTGAGGCTCGTAAAGCTATATGTAGAAAATGCCCATACATAGGCACTGTTGAACCTGTATATGGTATTGCTATGGAAGGTTGCACAATCTGTGGGTGCCCATTAGCAACTAAAGCACACTATTTGCAAATACCTAGGCTCGCAGAGCACAAAGGCGAGCCATTAAGCATAGACGAATTGCTCGAAATGAAACGAGCTTCTAAAGATATAGAGCTTGTGCTCGAAGACGTAATTTGCCCAGATGAAGTCAATCGCTGGGCTGCTATTGATTCATCCTATTAATTTATGTAACTATGAAAGCTTTTGGCTTAGCAATCTTGCATTTGATGGCCATGGTAACAGACTTTGGTCGTCCACGTGCAAACACCGCAACTTATGCGAAAAACAACCTCGAGCTTGAGGACTACGAGGCTGTGACCACACCTGGGCGCGACGTAATCACGAAAGGCACTGCAGCAGCGCTTAGCGTGAGCTCCGTTGTTTTTGCCGGCACCACATATACGGCAGGCCCGGGCGAAGCACTGCCCGCAACAAATCCGGACGCAATCTTTGATTGGCTGATAGCCCGTATCACCAAATTCGAGATTGACCCGTATCTGACTGTAGTCTACGACTCCGGCACTCTGACTGTAACGCACATGGGGCATTACACCCTCACCAGCATTACTTTCGATGACGCATCTACGGCTAACGGCACTCGCACAACTACTACAGTTGTAAACTGCACCTACGGCTTCAGTGTTGATGGCGACCCGGGCAACTTCACGGATGGCACCTTTACGCCTGCCGCCCTTGCAAATGCGCCTTATGCATTTACCGGCGTTGTGGCTGCAGACGAAGCTACTCGTGCACAGCTCGAGACCGACATTATCGCAAAGCTCGACCTGGAGTCTACACCTTACGTTTCAGCCAATGTGTACACTAATCAGATCACTGGTGCATTCGACGTCGAGATTGTTGCAGAGCAGGGAGTGAGCAGCTTTTCCCTGGGTACTGTGCCTTTTATCGAGTCCAAGTGCAAAACGATGTTTGGGTAAGCGATACCATCTTTTGTCCACAAGTAGGCGGCCCATGTGCCGCCTACTTACACACTCCTATTCTATGCGCTACTTACTTTTTACATTTCTGCTTTCTCTGCTCACATTCGCATCAACTGCACAGCTCTCTACGTATGAGCTAGAATGTGTTAAATGTAATAAGCTCGATAGGTCGGATTGCGATCTTTGTGAGTCTGACTCACGTATCTATCAGTATTTCGACGGTTTAGTAGTGCGTCAGAGCAATACTTACCCACGTTTGATACGTCGCCCTTTTGATATGTGGACTAAAGGCACGTATGTTTATTTAGAGGACTGGAAAGGCGGTAAAGCAACTATACCTTATCATCGCACTACGAACGGTTTCCTTAGCTTCCAGCACATGATGTCATTTTTGATGACATGTCAGTGTGGTGATGCTGCAAGTGTTACGCTGATCGACCTAGGCAATGGTACATATCAGCTTGACAATGGCATAGTGCAAGTAATAAT